TCCTTGGTGGATGCTGAGAGTCTCGAACTCCCGACTATTCATCGGAGCTCTCAAGCAACGTGGGTAGATTATACACATAAATTCTATCCGTGCAATGAGTATCGAAAAACGTGGCAACAAGTATCGAGTAACCCTCACTATACAAGGCAAGTTCCACAGGGGGACATTCGATACACTCAAGGAAGCGAAAGCCTTTAGTCTCAATCCTTCAGGCTATTTTGAAGATGATGGAAACATCAGCTTTAAGCAACTGCTTGATCTGTACGCAGATCAGGTAGCGAAGTATCACAAGGGAGCGAAGCAGGACATTCTCCGAGTGAAAAAGATACAAAGAGATGTTCGTATCTCCTCCGTCAAAATCTCTCAACTGAAAGTTAAAGACTTCGACGACTACTTCTGTAGGCGCCTTAAGGTAAAGACAAATAGGAATACAACTGTGTGCGAATGTACTCTAAAAAAGGAACGGGCAATAATGCATTCGGCTTTGCAGTTTGCGATTCGCAAAGGTTACATTGAATCCAATCCTATGACTGGCGTTATGAAATTAAGAAGCCTCCCGCCTAGGGAAAGGATTGCCTCCGATCAAGAGATCGCCATGCTCTGTCAAGAAGCAGGTTGGTATGCAAGAGATATGCCTAAGTCTGTTACGCAAAGAGTCGTAGCAGCATTTGTCTTTTCAACATTAACAGGAATGAGGCTGGGAGAAATCTGTGAGCTTGAAAGATCATGGATTGGTCACAAGTCAATCTCACTTCCAGCCGAAGCCACTAAGACAAATCGCAGAAGAGATGTCGCATTATCATCTGAAGCACGGAAGTTGTTGAGCTTACTTCTTCCGTTAGGCTACCCAAAGGTGTTCGGATTACATAGAGGTTCAGTCACTACTATATTTAGAAGACTTAGAGATAAGCTGGGATTCACAATAAAGAAAGACAGCCACGGCAACGTAATACAAGAAGCCCTCCGTTTCCATGACGGAAGGGCCACGTTCTGCACTCATGCCGCTCAGAAGCTACCGCCTTTAGCGTTAGCTCGTCAGCTAGGACACACAGATATAAAGATGACTATGCGGTACTACCGAGAATCGGCAGACCGCATAGCAGACCTGTTAGATTAGTTCTCCTCTAAGGGCACTAAGTAATCCTTGAGTTCACGTCCGAGAGATCGGAATCCACCGACGACAGGGATGCGGCTTTCAAGAACACTGAAAGCCCTTCTCTCGTCCTTGTTGCTCGGACGTTCACTCTTAATACCAAGACCTTCCGCCGTCATGTTGTAGCCAGTCTTAGCAACATGGTAGGCATCCATGACCGTACCGAATGACGGGCCGAAGAGCTGCTTAGCAACGTTGAGTTCCCCGTAAGCTCCGTCCTGTGTGGATTCGGTAAGGTTGAATGCGAAGTCACCGATGACACCCAAGGCACCAAGACCCATCAGACCTGAGGCATACCAACCGATAATGGAATCAACCTGTGTACCTTCAAGGCTGTCCGCCCAAGATTCCCAACCCATCTGTCGGCAGATTTCAGAAGCGAGTCTCTGCTTGACACTATGCATATCTGCAAAGGACTGATCGTCATCTTCGTAGTCAATGTTGCGACCTGAGATCACATCACGTAATGCCTGACCACCGGCGCCCATTCCGACACCAAGTGTCGCAAGGAGAACTAACGGTTTGATGTTGGCACCGTTCTTGAAACGAGCGGAATCTAAAGCCCACTTAGTCAGACGACCTAACATCAACGGGTAAGACTTGAACTGGAACACCAGTCTTCCGAATCCTGACTGTGCCCAAGCTGGAGTGTCTGCACGGTTGGGAGCAAAGGCGGATTGGTTGACGAACTTAACCACAGCTCTTGCAACCTTCTCGTTCATGCTTTCTAGACTCGGGTCTGCCTTACACGCTTCGATCATATCTGCGTAGGAGGTTAAGGCTCTGCCGTTAATAAACTCGGGGTCATTCAGACCAAGCGTTCTCAGCCAGTACATAGCCTTACGATAGGTCAGACTGTTCTGATTACCTGAGGCCATTGCTTCACGAGCCTGTCGCTGGAAACACTTAATCGCTTCAAAGCCAACGTTGGCCGACATCTGTCGAGAGAATGCTGTCCACTGAGTAAGACCTGTTGCCTTGAAGAAGGCGTTGTTCATACCCTGAATACGACCGTTGTTGTTATTGAGGAAGTTATTCATTCGGTCGGTTTCAAACTGGACGCCGAGAGAACGAATGGCATCACGTTCTGCCTGATCTCCTCCTGCCATCTGCTTCATGGTTGCCTTGATACCTTTAATGAACGGCATCACTTCACCTGAACGAACACCGATCAAACCAACGTCGGACAAGGATGCAATCGTTGCCATTGAAAGCATGGTCATGTTGTTCAGAGATGTCATCCAACCGATAGCAGCCATGTCGTCTTTGGGAGCTCCTCTCATGCCTGTAAGAAGGTCAGACGCCTGTACTAAATACTTAGCGTGTTTCTGAGGAATCTTTGCATCAGGGCCGACAGACAGACCGAAGTCTTTAATGCCGTTGACAAGGCAGTTCATTTCACGCTGGAAGTGAACAAGCCCTGCTCCTCTGTTTGCGGCATACAACTGAACGAGCGTGTTCACAATGTTGTCAACCGAAACTCCATCGTTCAGTGCTCTTTCAATAGACTCTGCAATCTTCTTTGCTTCCTCAGGATTGGTTGTTAAAGGCCCGAAGAGATTTACTTCCAATGCGGAATTTAATCTAGCGTTGTCTCCGCTTTGGAAGATTCGTTTCTGTGCTTCTTGACTGTGCATCAGAACGTTAGCAGCTCCGTCAAGACCACCGGCTTGTACGGAGAAATAAGCAGCTCTTCCGTGTCCTTCAACACCCCAACGTTTGGTTCGTTCAATCAGCGTACCTGCATGGTCAATGTAGTCACGAGCCAATGCTTCAAGGTTGTTGTCGAACATATCGGTCAGACCAAACTCTTTCCACTGCTCGGGCTTAATGTTCAGTACACGAGCGTACAAACCTTCACCGCTCTTACGAGCAAACTTCGGGTCGGTTCCTGAGAATCCTGAGAACTCAAAGTCGTTGGCAATGTGGGAGTACAGACTTTCCGCAACGTTCACTGCATCACGCTGAGACTTTCCTTCGCTCACGAAGAACTTAGTCATACCTTCCATAAACTTGTCATGGTTGTTTGTGACCCAATCCTTATTGAATCTCTGCGGCAGGTAATGGAGAATGCCGTTCATTCCACGGTAGTCGTTGACCTGAATACCGAGATCAACCATCTCCTTACGAATGGTTTCAAACTGGTTGGTCAGTTCTGTGACGGCATTTCTCTGAACCTCGTTAAGGTTATCCCATTTGCGTTGCCAGTTATCGTTTGTAGCTGTACGCATAAAGTCGATAACTCCACGTTCGTTCTCTGTAACGATACCGAGATGGTTGTTCGTCAGAAGGCTTCGCTTTATATCTTCAAAGTCGTTGCCGATCTGATTGCGAAGGTTTGATCTACCCTTTACCTCACTTCCTCTCAGCTCACGCAAAGCAGTCTGAAGTTTGTCGTAGTGTTTACCAATGAAGCGTGACTTATCTTCGTAGAAGAATCGTCCTGTTTCGGCAAGGAAGTTGGCGCCTAAGTCCTTACAGCGTTTGGTGTTGGATGAAAGAACAACAGACAGACCGTTGTCCATAGAAGTCAGAGCTTTCTTGAACACAGAGTCTCCCCACCAATTACGAATGCGTGTGGGAATTAAACCTGCTGTAACCTCAGCTTGGGCAGGAGTACATCCCTTACCCAAAGCGGCGATACGAACAGCGGCAGACGATGTGTTCTGTGCATAACCGTTATCAATTGCTGTATCCATCGCTCCTGTAATTGGGGTGTAGGCTTTGACTGTTGTAGGTTCAGGAGCAAGGTTGCTGTAAACAGTCTGTACCACATCACCGACAGGAACCTTCTTGCCATCAATGGTAAAGAATGCTCCTTCAGTTCCTTTCTCAAAGTCAATATCCGCAAAGGCTTTCTTAAGATCGTCAGTCTTCAGGAACTCTCTCATGCCGTCAAGGACGTTCTCTGGAAGATTGAGAAGTCTTGCTTTGTAAGAATCACGGCTAACTCTTGGAGTAGCTCCAACATCAAAGATGTATTTAATTCCATCTTCCAACACATCCATACTCATGCTGTCGCTTAAGGATAGATAGAGATTGGCGGATAGCAACTGGTTCACATCAGACTTCGCTCCCTGAGTAAGGTACAAGCCGATTGACTTGAGCTTAGTTGTCGCATCTGTGTAAAAGTCAGCATCAGCTTTTCTGCCGTTCGGATTCGCAATAAAACTAGCAGAGGCATCTACCACTTTATCAGGGTCAATAAACTCAGGAAGCTCAATGTCTAATAGGTTTGCAATGTCTCTGACTGTTAGATCATCCCTGCCTAAGAACTCACTGTAGCGGAACAGCATTCTACGAACGGCGTCTCTAACCTCAGGCTTTTCTGATGTAAGAATAGAATCGAGAACTGCTTTAATCTTCGGAGGCGCAAGATTCGGAATGCCGTCTGTTTCACCTAACAGAGCCTTGGCATCAACGCTTTCTTTGACGACGTTTACCTCAGGAGTCTTCGGGCCACTTGGCTTAGACGGAGGAGTGAACTTCTCTCCCTTAGGTGCAACACTCGGACGGTGACGTTCGTTAGGAGCAAGAGCATAACCGTTGTTCTTCATCGTTGTGATAACAGAATCTTCTGCGTCAACAATGATGTCGTACAGTCTGCCCAATGTTTTCTGAACAGCAGCACTGTTTCCTCTCGGCGCTCCCACTTCTGTTTTATTAACAAGCTCCGCTTGTGCTGTACCTTTAAGTTCTTCGAGACGGGTTTCATAGAAGTCCATGAAGTCCATCATCTCTTCCCGAGGAATATTCCCTGCTTCAAAAGCGGCAGACAGTTCGTTGTCCGAGTGAACTTCAGGAAGGTTGTTTTCCCTCAGCCACTTATTAGCTTCGTCCAATGTTTCCTTTTCTGCCTGTTCGTTGATCTCAGCTAAACGTTCAGGGGACAAGGAACGAGTGTCAGCATCAGGAGACTGAGTATTGGTTGCACGGTATCCTGCATCTTCTCCAACATCATCAAACAGAAGATCGTCGGAATACAAAGCATCACCTCGTTCTGCCTTATCCAATACGTCATCAATAACAGAACCTTCAGCCAATCTCTTTGCTTCTTCGTCTGAGTAGCCAAGGCTCTTGTACCGATCTTGATAAACCTCAAGAACTGTGCCGAACTGTCGGTTATCTTTCTTGCCTTTAATAAATAAGTTGTTAGTCTTCAGCTTACTTTCAATGAGCTTATTACCTTCAGCATCAGAGATTTGTTCGGCGTAGCCGATAATCTTTCCTCTGATTTTTGCGATGTACTCAGAACCAATCTCAGTACGTGAGCCGTGAATCACTCCCTTGAGATATCCGGCAACACTCTTCATTGCTTCGGCTCGATCAAGCAAAGACATAGACGGGTCGAACATAGCTCTGAATGCATCAGCTCTAACCTTCTCAAGGTTGTTCATAATGTTCAAACCATGAACACCTTTGTTGGTCTTTGAATCAAGCGTAGAAACTGCGACTCTTTCTTTAGCGGTCAAGTCGTACAGAACACCTGCTTCATAACGATTGGAGTTGTACTCACTTGGGAGAATCTTTTCAAAGAGTTCAATATTCTCAGGCGAGATGTCGTTTCTCATGCCTTGAATCCAAGACATCAAATCTTTGAACTTAGATACCAACATATCCCAGAAGGAATCGTTTGCTTGAGCAGCCTGTTTGGTTAAACGGTCTCCGTAATAACCTGTTCCTTCGTATGCGAAAAGCTCAGCTACATCTAAAGAACCGTCGGCCTTAAACACAGCTTCTTTACTTCCGCCGATCTTCACTGCTAACTTGGTATTAACCGTCCCGTCCTCGTTGAAATACTTCTTGGCACAAGTTTCAAGGAACTGAATCTTTTCATCAGGCGTAAGCAGATTGGTAAAGCCCCAGTGCAGAAGCTCGTGTGATACAGCAGGAGACCATTGAACCCCATCGGTTCCGTTAGGTACAAGAATCTTATCTGCTCTCTTACCGTTCTTGTTGATCTTTCCGTTCTGCTCGTAACCAAATCCTGAGGGTGTTTCGTCTGTACCTTTGAAGATGTAGGGTGAGGAGTTGGGTGCTAAGTCTTTATCCAACTGTTGCAATGCTCTCAAGGCAGAAATCTTCTCGGACGGATTGAGTCCTTTCATTCTTACCATAAGACCACGAGCAGAGTTGATGCGGCTTGAATTGTCTCTGCGATAACCGTAAGGGAGCTTCTCGTTAATTAGTCTTGCCATCGAAGAGAGTTTTGCAACTTCCTTCTCAAAGGCATCACGAGTCATACCCGGCGCAATCGAGAGCTGCTGTGCTCGTTGTTCAAACGAATTGATAAAGTCTAGGCCGTTGATCTCTTCTCCGTTTTCTCCCGTAAAGAAGACGGACTTCAGCTCCTTCTCCTCTAACGGATAATCCATAGCTTTTAAGTGAATCAATGGGTCATCGTTGCCGATTGAATCTTTAATCTCAGCAACTCTTCCGTCAAGTTTTGTTTGAGCTTTTTTCTCTGAGATACACGCAGGGTCGGTCTTTCCTCTTTTGTTGTTCGTTAGGTAGAAAGCATTCTGAGCACACCAATCAGTATCAGCTCCTTTACGCTTTCCACCACGAAGAGGACAACCCATGATCGTTACATTGCCGAGGTCGATCTGTTTCTGATAATTACCCAAGGCTGTTCTCATGGAAGCATTAGGGTTAGCCTTGTTTATATAGATATGTTTCCACGCCACAGAACCATCAGCTCGTTTTACACGGGCAGTAATGAACTGATCGTCTGTTACTAAAGCATAGTAGTCAGTGATCGGACGGTCTAAATCCTCGGACGTAAACGTGGAAGCAGAGTCGGCGATAGACTTCTCTGTCTCAGCAGACTTCACCGCTTCTCTCTCGACAATCTCGTCAACAGCATCAGCTCTAACTTCCTCAATAATTTCATCGGCAGTCACAGGAGCTTTAGTTTCTGTCTCCTTTGCAACCTTCGGCTTTGCTTCTTGTGCTTGTTCTTTTTCCGCCTTACGTAAAATCTTTTGGAAGTTTTTGCGTCCCATCAGCTTCTCAAGGTTCTCTGCGGGAGTGAGTGTGTTACCTGCCTGATTCGTGACAACAATTCTTCCTGATTCGTCTTTAATAAAAGTACCGTACTCTTTACCGAAGATAAGAAGTTTGCCAGTCTTTTCGTCAAGGACAACATCTTTAGCTTCGACAATAGGTGTTGTCTTGTTAAAGTCAACGGCGTTCTTAGCACCTTTGGTTTTCTTCTCGATCACAACATCATGCTGTTCCTTCAGCATTCGGTTCATACCTTCGATGATTCGAGAAAGAATCTGCTTGTCCGCTCCAGTAAGTTTCTCTTTATCAGCATAAGCAGTGATGACCGCTTTCAGCTTTTCACGTTCTCTAGCGTGTTCAAACTCGTCACGTGCAACTTCTTTCAGGATTGCTTTATCGGAATCTGTGAACTTGGTATTCCAAAACTTTCTACCGATCTCTTCAAACGCCTGTTCGTCGAGGTCTTCCGTTCCGTCAACCATGTTCTTGACAAGACGGTCGAGGATTTGTTTCTCACGCATATTCATAATGCGATCAAACATTCCTTCCAAGATCAAGCCTTCAGCTTCTTTCTCTGTTAATCCTTTTGCATCTAAGGATTTGAATCCTTCCGGATTTAATTTCTGGGCAAGAGCTGCAATCTCTTTACCGGCCTTTCTACCGGAAGCTGTAGCGAGAGCATTAGCTTTAACCTGATCAAAGTTCTTTCGAAGGTTGTACCTAGACGAGCTTGTATTCAGGTTGACGTTCTTATATCGAGTTTCGTATACAGCATTACCCTTCTCGTCAACTACGCCCTTCTTTTTCTCGACCTTAACCAAGTTGCCTTTTTCATCATAGACAGGCTTACCGCCTTCTTCTTTCTGATGCGGAGCAAGGTTGGCAGGTTCCTGATACTTATTAAAGAAGTCGTCCAACTTCGACTGAATGTAATCTTCCGACTGTACATAGCGATAGCGTTCTTCAGCGGAACCAATGGCAGACATTGCATCCTGCATAGTGTCAAACTTCTGACCCTTTAATGCTTCAACACTGTCGAATGCTTTCTGAATATCGGCGGCAACTGAGTTCTTGACGCCTTCATACTCAGCTCGATTAGCTAAGTAACCTTGAACCCTGGACTGAATCAGACGAACCTTAATGGAGTTCTGAGCTTCTTCAGATAGCTTCTTAAATTGAGCGTTATGTTCACAGCTCTTTGCAACCCGCTTGGCTAATGTCTCCGCCTTGGCTTTAACCTTCTCATCTACGTTTTCAGGAAGCCATTTAGCCGCTTCAAGAACAGGGTCAATACGGCCTTTTCTTGCGCCTTTGAGAGGCACCAAGCCCTTGTTGATGGCGGAAGTTAAGACGGAATCAAAACCCTCACCATCGGCTTCGTTGAGCGCTCTAGCGTGTATGTCTGCAACGACGTTATCCAGTCGTTTAGCAAGGCGTACTGCATCCTTATCATCACCGAACAACGGTAGGAACTTCTTAAAGAGAACCAGGTTCTCACTGCCTACAACATCGTTGATAGACGAAAGGATTGAGTAGTCTGCAAGTCTCTGGGCATTCTCTTTGATCACTGTTCTAGCAGTAGCCATATCGGTGACGCCTTCGATCAACGGTTGAAGTCTTTCAGGAACGGTGCCTTTGAAATCTTCTAAGGACATTCCATCCTGAATCAAGCTAGTGACTTCCGTTTCCTTAGATGCGAATACTTCACGAGTCTTGGATACACTTTGGCTCAGACGTTGGACAACTTCGTCTTTGTCTGCCTTAGTCATATCTGCTTCAGCTTGAAGCTGATCACGTTTCTTTTGAGCTTCACGAGAGATTTGCTCGTGAGTCTTTTTCGGAGGTGTAATCTCAGCAGATATAGGTGTCGCTTCAGACGTAGCAGCACTTTGTTCTTGGGCGTTCTTTAATCTCTCAAGAATCTGTTCACTAGTCGCTTTAAGATCGCCAACCTTAGCTTCAATCTCTGTAACCTTTGCGGCATAGCTTTGTTTAGCGGCCTTCAACGCAGGAGCCAACTGATCGGCTGGAATACCAGAACCTTGGGATAGATTCGCTACCAACTGTTGGAACTGACCTTCGTCTTCAGGAATAGAACGCAAAGCATCCATGAACTCTTTAGGCACTTGAGACGGAGTACCGTCAGGCTTAACGGAAGACTGAGTAAGCTGGGTCAGAACAGATGCCTGTTCCTTCGGCATTCCAGCAATCACATCCTCAATTGTCGGTGCAATGCTTCCGATTTCATCAGGTGTCATGGAAGCTAAGGCTGATTCCTCAGGATTGGTTTGAGCTTCCTGCTTTAGTTCGTCAATGATCTTAGAAGCGGATTTGCCGGACTGATTATCTTTGATGGCTATATCTGCCTTCTTACGGGACGCCTTAGTGTCAGGCTGAGGTTTGGTTGCGGTAGCTCCCTTTGTGTCCTTAGGTTGAGCGATAGGCGTTTGGGGATGGAGCTCTTCTCCTGGACGCAGACCTGCTTCAGGATAGACACGTTTGTTCTCAGCAATAATCGCATTCTTAACGTTCTCGTCCAGGTTCTTGGCGAAGTCCATGAACGTTGCGTCATCTAAGAGACTGTAGACGGAATCTCTTTCGCCTAACTTATTGTCGTTTAGGTACTTGCCAATACTGCGTAAAGCAGACCACTTAGCCTTCACTCTCGCAAGGTTAGCTCGTGCATCATCACCTCCGCCTACCAACGATTTCTCGGCATCAACCACAGCTTTCTCTGCCGAGTTGAAGTCAAGAAGGTTGTCCAACATATCAGCCACAGCTCTGAGTTTTTCAGGAGAATGCCCGGAAGTAGACGGGAATGTGTCAAGCTCATTAGCTTCCTGTCTAAGCTGGATAGAAAGATCAGAACAGAGATCGTTGACACCCTGTCGCTGTTCTTCTGTCAGGGGAATGCGGTACTTATCGTAGAGTTTCTTTTCAGCTTCAAGCTGTTGTTTCTGAATAATCTCGTCTTGTGTCGGCTTTTCTTTTTCCTCAATGTCCTTGAGTCTCTGTTCGATAGCTTCACGGTAAGTACGAGGGCCGTCATCACCGATGGTAGCCATGATCTTCTGACCGTCACGGGTATCCTGAACCAGTTCTTTACTGAGGCGGCGACCTTCTCCGAATCGAGAAGTAACGTAGCCTAAAGCTCCGCCGATACCACCAGCCATTAAAGCACCGCCACCTGCTGACGTTAGGTAGTCCGTGAAGTTGCCTTCAGACAGCCCGATGTTTTCGTTCTTGTATTCCTCAGCGGCTCCGCCTACTCCGCCTAACACACCATTGACTGCGAACTCTGCCTTAGCTGTATTCCATCCGTATTCTTTAGCGACCTGTTTGACTAAGGCGTCTTTGCCTTCCTTCGTGGCAATTTGTTTTAGAAGCTGTTGTGCCCCCTCCTTAGTGAGTTGCTGAGTTCCTTTGACCAAAGCTCCCTTGCCAAATAAGGCTAAGGCTCCGCCTGTAATTGCACCAAGAGCTCCACCTACAACTGTACCTGCACCAGGAGCTACAGCAGTACCAGCCGCAGCACCCATCTTTGCACCAAGCCAAGATGATGCGGCAGTAGATGCGATATTGATTCCAAGATCAACACCGTCTTCACCGACAAGACCACCAGCCAAACCGTAACCTAAGGCTTGAGCGGCTCCGCTTACACCGTCACTACCTGTCAAACGGTTGGGAGCTGTATCGTACATACGCTGAAGGAAATTCTTCTGCTGTCTTTCTTCTTCAGAGTAATTGGCAGATTGAACCGCTCCCTTCACCTCTCCCCAAATGGAGTTTGATTTGAATGTATAGTCATTCAAGAAACCCGTCTTTGCCTTCTCAACATCTCCACCATACTTAGAGCCGTCAGGGTCAACTTGCTTCATAAAGAACTTTGTTAACTCTTCATTTTCTCCAATCTCTTTAAAGTTGGAATCGGAAAAGTAAAAGTCGTTATCGTGAATGTTGGCGTAACCTTTTTGTCCTGCTTGGATAAGCGATTCAACAGACATTAAAAACTCCGTGACTAAATGTGTGTGCCAATCATCTAGTCAACGGAGCTTTTCTTTCGGGAAACTGTTAGAAAAACTAGTTCATTGCGATCTCCCAGGTCGCACCGCTTGTCCCGTTCTCCATGTCGTTCCGATACTCTAAAGCCTCTTCTTTCTGATGATCTCTCATGTATTCAAGGACTCGCCTGAGGTATGCGAACTGATGAGACTGAAGACCAATGTTGTCTATCCGTCCGGACTTAATGTACTTGTTTGCCGCTTCTGACCCAACGTTGTATTGAATGATTGTTGCCAACAACGGATTTGCATTACTCCATGCAGGAATGGCTCTTTGTAGTCTCTGATATTCATGGGACAACAACTTAGCGGCGGCTTCCATATTCTCCACAGCATTGAGGCGATTATGCTTTAGGCTTCCGTACTTAGTTGTTCCCTTCATTGTTGTATTCGTAATCTGCATCACGCCTTGAGCAGTCGAACCAGTCTTCTTAAAGTCAGGGCGTTGATTATTATTTGAACGTTCACCTGCATTCTTGATAGCGTTGAGCAACCCTGTGGGCAGACCGTATTGGTTGTTCAAATGAACAGCCGCTTTATTCAGCCTCGGGTCATCGTATCTCATGGTATTGAAGAACGATTCAGGATATTGCTTCAACTGCGTAACATACGGAGTGTTTGTTGCTTCTCCTGTCTCGGAATCCATCCATACGTTTTCCCTTGCAGGTCTAAACTCAGCCGCATTAGCCGACGGAATTATTTTTTCGATCAGAGATTCTTCCGCTCGTACAGGCTTAGGGGTCGGCATAGTTTGAGAAGGAATACCTTGCCAATGAGCCCAAGACTCATTGATGATCTTTTGTCTCTGCTCAGGTGTCATCGGAACAGGCTGAGTTCTATTGGAGGTGTCAGCCCCAATATTGGGATACATAGTGTTTACAGAACTCGGAGGAACGTTAGCTCTGATAAGGCTGTTGAGCTGTCCGAAGTTTCTCTCAACCACATCTACAGACTTCTCGATAAAGGGCGGATTTCCGATAGAGGCATACACCTTGTTGAAAATGTATCTGCGATCTTCGTTGGTCAACCCCTTATTCATCAAGGCTTCGCCGACATACTGACTTTCCAGCTTCATCAACTCAGCATCGGAATAAGCATGAACACCCGCAGAAGCTAATCCGTCACGAACTGACTGAAGTCTTCCTCCAATAACTGCGGCGATACTGTCTCTAGCAGAGGTTAAGTCCTTCTCAATTCCTGAAACTCTTGCCTTCTGAATGGCATCAACGTTTCCTTCGATCAACGGATTCACGATAGGGTTAGCGTTACGGACGAACGTGTTGTAGTCGTGAGAGGGATTCGTTCCGTAAGAGGAAGAGATTCTTGTAGGATTGGTAAAACCGTTGTCCTGTAGAGTAATTTGATCTTCAATTTCTCTCGGAAAGGCTAAGTGTTTTTTCACAGCATCAGCCAACGCTTCTTTTAGTTCACTCTCCGTCTTAGCATTGCCGATTAACTCTTCCGCTTTAGGAGAAAGCATATAGTCAATCATCGCCTCTGTACGAGCGACAGAAAGTTTGTTGGCTTCCTTATTCCCTTTTGCTTTAGTCAAGTTCTCTCGGAGCCTTGCCTTCATTGCAGAACGATTCTGAGGGCCTTGTCTTGCCGCTTCGTCCAGCTTGGCACGAGTCTGCTGTTTAGCAACCTCTTCTTTTTCCCTTTGCTCGAAAGATTGTGTTGCAACTTCAGGAATAGACTTCGCAACATTTTCAGCGACGGTTCTGCCTGTGGTAGCGTTTTGGTTTAGAGCGTTACCACGAATAGCCTTTACAACACCTGACACGATTCCCTGATCGTTCTTAGCGTTATCCGGCAAACGAGCAATAGCCATCTTCGTAAGCTCTTCGTCTGACTTCGTTAGGTTGCCGACATCAAGACCAATGGTCTTTGCTGTGTTTTCAATCAGAGTTGTTCTGTTGTTGGCAACGGCTTGTTTGTAGTAATTCTGCTGTTGTTCCGTGGAGTTGGGATTGCTTTGCTTCCAACCTTCAAACGAGTCCTCGTCAATAACTCCCTTAGTTGTTACGTCGATACCTTTAAAGACATCATCGTTCCATTTCTGTTCTGCGGTAGCAGCTAGGTTGGCAATACGAGTCTTATCAATGTCAGGATTTCTCTGAGCAACATTCTCAAGAGTTTCCTCCATTGTTTTGTAATTACCTCTTTCCGTAGATAAGAGCGTTGTAATGTTCGCTGAGTTTTCCGCTTCAGTCTTAAGTTTCTTCTCTGCGATTTCCCGCTTCTTGTTTACACCTTGAGCAATCGCCGACTCCATCATCTGCTGTGCCGCATACGGGTCAAACCCGTAGGAAGCATCTAATCCAAAGCCACTTGCTTGGCCAAGGAAATTGTTGAGAGAGTTTTGATTAGGAACAATTCCGTTGTCCGTTAAGGTCTGTACATAGTCCTTGAATAACTGTAGACCTTCGGCTCGTTTGGATGCTCTGCGGTCTGTCTCAGCGTCCCAACCTCCTCCGAAGTGATAACCTCCTGCGGCTCCATTGAATATTCCAGTAGGAACACCGCTGTAACTGTCAGAGAATTTATATTTAGTTTGTGCTACGTCTGCCATGTCTACTCCTACGACCACAGTCCGCTAAACCAATTGGTTAGTGAATCCCAACCGCTAGAAATGGAGTCGCCGATTCCCGACCAAAAACCTCCGCTCTCAGAGGCGTTAATGATTTCTTCAATTGGGTCACCACCAGCATTCATCAACCATTTCGCCGCTTCTTCTAAGGATGTTCCCGTTTGTGATGCAGTTCTTTCAACCAATGCATTCCAAGAATCAGCCGCAGCATTAGCTCCTGCGTAGTTGATTCCATCGAAAAGTCCGGAAAGACCTGATGCTTTACCTGCAAGTCCTAGCGCCTGAAGTAAACCGCCTCCTGTACCTGAAGACAAGTCTGCTGTTGTCTTATTTAAGGCTTGACCTAATCCATTGATTGCCTGTCCGTATGCTCCTGCGAATCCACTAGCGAGATTAGTAGCGGCGTTTACGTTGTTGGAATTTAAACCAACTAGAGCGTTAAGAATATTGCCTTGATTCTGCAAACCAATGCCGTAGGTATTAGCCAACCAACCACGTTCAAGATCAGCCGCCTTATCCCCGTACCACAAAGCTCCGATTTCATTCTGAGAGTTACGGAGTTGGTTTGTCGCATCGTTTGTAGATGTTGAGATTGTCGGAGATAACGCATTGACCGCTTCAGCAATAGCCGCATTACGCTGGTCTGTCTGCAACTTAGAAAGGTTGGAGACGTAGCTGAGAGCATCACTGTAAGCCTGGCTATCAATATTGGCAAGGTCTGCCATGTACTTACGGGCATTCTCTGCCTGAGCTTCCTGCTGTACCGTAGATGTTCCGACACCATTTGCACGGTTAGCCGCATACGTTCTTGAGTCTGTCAAGGCCGCAGCTCTATCAGCCAACTGTGTACGAGCGTTCGCAAACTTGCGATACATTCCGTACACGTCATCTTCGTTGTAGAACTTAGCTTTACCGAGGTCGTTGTACACTCCGCTGATTTGATCTGCCGCATTCAATGCTTTTGCGAATGCGTTGTTGACATTCTCAGAACCTTGGGTTGCAGTTTGATAGTACGGTGTTGACTGCCATTCATCTCCGTTCCGAGTCGGAACTTTAATCTTTTCCTTAAGAGCCTCGTAGAGTTTGTCATTCCCATCGGCCGTCTTGTCGTAAAGATTCTGAAGAGAGTTGGCTAAGTTCTGTCCGTTATTAACAAGAGAACCAGCCGTACCACTCCACTGGTTAAATAAATCGTTGAATTTACCCGAGTCTCTGTATCCTCGATAAACTCTAAAGCCATCTGCTCCTAGCCCTGCGAGAGAGCTTAGTAAGTTGTTTGTATCTGCCATACTTGTCTGTCCTATATTTCCTAATCCGCCTAAGAGAGCTGTACCGCCAAGCACTCCGAGCAGTGTCTTTTCTGCTGTTTCTTGTTTGTCCTGAACATCTTTGGATATTGAGTTTCCAAGGTTTGTGCTTCCTCCGTTGCCGAGAGAAGTGTTGGTCTGATACTTCTCAAGAGCTTCCTTTAGCTGTTGCCATTGATCATTCTTTTGGGTAACGGTGTCTTCTGTGAATAAACCCATTCGGGTCAGAGTCTCAGCGTAATCAGCCAACTTCTTTGTTTGATCTTCCGACAACGATGGATAGAGAGTCTTCGCGTTATTAACGTATTGATTGATTAACGCAGTTTCAGCATCAGTCAATGGTCTTGTACCTGCTGTTTTACCGTTCTCAACCTTCCATTGATTAACGATTCCTGCAAGGTTCCCTGGATCGCTCTCGGTCTGAACCATGTTCAAAACAAGATCGGGAAGAGCGTTCTTAGTTATTCCTTTAATGGCAGAGCCACCAATTGTGGCGCCGATATTTCCTGCCATGTTTGCTCCACCCATGTAACCACCGAGAGCTCCCATACCAGCGTCAAGGAGTTTGTTATCACCCTCAGAAGTGATTAGTCCTGAAGCAGCACCTACTGCTGCTCCAGCCCAAGGGCCTCCAAAGTAGGAGGCAATACCCGTTGCAATGGCAGAGCCAAAAGACTTTAGAGCGTGACCAAGACCACTGCTAGTATCCCAATAGACAACCTTACCTTCGTGAGGAACGTAAGCATTTAGAGACTCGTCCCATTTATATGTAACTTGTGTCCCTTCTTTCTTTCCAGTCTTAATTTGGACAACTGGGTTGGTGTTGTTAACGTCATACTTCTGCTCTTTTAACCACTGTGTGTAAGCCCTTCCTTCAAGGTCAGTCTTACCTTCCGGGGTTAGATACCAAGTTCCGTTCTCGTCTCTGTAGTCCTTATATTCATCAGGGTGAGCATCAGCCCAAGCGTTGAAGTCAAAGTCTTTCTTTTTGTCGCCATAGTTGCCCTTCATCCAATAGAGCATATTTTTGTCACTATTGATGCCGACATAATCTCTAAAGGAACCGTTGTACTGGGAGTCCTGCCAAGTAGCCTGTGAATCATTGAACTTGAAGCCGTTGTAACCTTCAGTTTCCCACTTGCCCCAAGTGTTAATAAACTCCTCGCCAATGGTGGCAGGAAACTTACCACCATTGATTGTTACCCAGTTGGAGTCGTTGTTGGTTGCCATTACCCTACGATTCTCTGCCGCAGATTAACAGTAAGACCTTTAGCGTCATCAGATGCGGCTGTGATCTCTAACGTGATCTTCTTAGGAATAGTTCGTCCGTCAAACTTCTTAGCAACCCAAGTCTGAGTAACGTCTGCTGTCGTAAGATCTGTCGTAGCACCTACCGCCATATCTCCGACATAGAGCTGAACGGTTGCTGTACCCACATCTAAGGAAAGTGTCATCTTGTCTAGGTAAGACTGAACGTTTGCGATATACCCGAGCGTAAGAACTGCGTCCTTAGCAATGGTTCCATCCGTGCGATATTGAATCGGAGCATAGGAGTAATGCTGTTTGATCAGCTCGTCCGCAATCTGTCCGTTCTCGTCCAAAGGTGCGACACCGTTAGGGTTGCCAACTTCATCTTTCTTTACGCAGGTAGACAGATCAATAGCAGCAAATTCAAGAGCAGAACCCGCAGAGTTCACACGGAGATAGCGAAGCTCGTCTCCTTTGTTGATTGCTGGAACGGAACCGTCAGGCGCAGTAGAAACCCAACGAAGTCCGTCATAGAAATACAAGACGGATATAGGCAGACCTGTCTTAATCCACAAGTCTCCGCTTTCAATTTCTACTTCGTCGGTGTCGATAGGCTCGGTATCTTGAACGAATACCCGCTTGGACTTTTCCATTAGTCCTAACAAGCCTTCAACCTTTTCAGGAGAGATATCGCCATCGTCAATCAGAATCTTGTCGTAAAGAATCTTTCCGTTGTAGCAATACTGATCTTGCATCAGCAGTCCCCCAACAGCTCTCAGACCGCCTCCCTGCATACGAAGGATTGTGACAACATCGCCTGAGGCCATAGGAGCTAAGAACGTAATCGTGGATGTTCCAGCGTTTAGGATGTAGTCGTCGTTCTCACCTTCCTTATAAAGAATGCCGTTGCGATAAACAAAGATTTGATCTTCGTTGTTGAACTTAAACGGAATGATGTACTGATTCTGAGTAGCAACAATCTCTGTCCGAGAGAATCCGTTAAGCTCACTCTTTCTGGTCTGAAACACCGTTAGAGTTTCGTTAGCACCAATAGCCGGAAAGATTGTGATTGTCCCGTTGATTTGATCTAACGTGTAGGCGTTAGGAGATTGAAGCAGACCGTTTCTAAATAGAATGGTTTCGGCCTCTGATTCAGAGAAAGCGTAGTTGAAGACCGTAGTTGTGCCGTCACCATCATAGTCAGCTCGGTTGAACATCAGGGCATCGCCAATCTCACCGACATACTCACCAGGTTCTCCACGCAACGCTTCAGGTTCAATGATCTGCAACCACTCCTGATCGTCTCCACCGATTCGATATTCGAGCCCGTACTTAGAATCAAAGCGAATTTCCAAGCCAACATCTAAGTTACCTTCGGAGTTAAAGATTTGGCGTAGCAATTCAGATAAAGTTCTATTTCCAATTTCACCGCTTCTGAGATAGCGGATGATGTTTTCAAACTCTGCTGAAGTAGCCTCTGTAGAAGAGTACCGAGACGGGTAAAGTTGGCGAATACGTGCCATTGATTATTGCTCCTTAATTTCGATAGTGAATCCGTAAATACGTAAGCTCTTGGTCACGTTCCGTATATGGAAGGTGAGCTTTACGCCTGTAAATAAATGGGGAAAAATTCGAGTGAACTGTCTGCCCTTTCGAGTTCCGTGAAATACCGATTGATCTTCATAGGGCAAGTCCCAACGAAGGACATCCAATATCTGTCCTTCTTCGTTTTCAATCTCAACTTCTATCTGACCAGCCCCGTCGGCAATGATTCCGATCTGATGACCACGCTTAGGCATAAAACGTTCGTTCATCCAAAGCAAAGGAGTTGAGAAGACTGCCTCTCCGATATCTCCTCCTTCCTCGTACTCGGATTTCATTCTCCAAATACCACCGCAACTGCCCATAAGTAACTTTCCATCTAGAAAGTCTCCGCACGTTAGATTGCCGTATTCGGAAAAAGACCACGATGGAGAACCCGAGCTTCCCTCTTCTTGAGCAACTGGAGAGACTGAGCAGGAAAGCCGTGAAGCTCCTCGTGGACTTAACGGGAAAAATATGTGATAACGACCACAATCTGAATCAAAGACTGCGTTGATTAGTCTCGGGTCTTCCAACCGAGAAAGCAGTTCTTGATAAACGCTTTGTACCTTATGCGAATAAGGCAAGACCACAAGAGCCGTACCGTTTGCCACAGAACGCTTAAGCGTGTAAATACCGTAACGGCTACAGAAGATAACCTCGTTTGCCCAACCGCAGATAGAGTTCTGAGACACACAGCCGACATAGATATGAACGTCCGAAACCTGCTTCCATGTGGTCAAATCCGCATTGATCTCATAGATGAGACAACGAGCATTCGTAAAGATAAGAAGCTGATTCGCACCGAAGGGGAACAAAGCTGTAATCGTTTCTGCTCTATTGAGCACAGTCTTAAGGTTGATGCCTCCAGCCTTTGTTACCTGAATATCTGCAACATCTTCGTCGCATTCAAAGATTTCGTTGTCGTCCACACGAGAGAAACGAACAACCGTGGGAGCATTTTTAAATCCGGCTAAAGCCAAGCGTCCTGACACGGACGCACATAAGGTCGCACCGTATGCGTCAGGGGAGTCAATCCTTTTCCATTCTTGAGCAACATAACGATAAGGTGCCTCTCCTGCACAAAAGACGACTTCGCCGTTAGATAATGTAGAGGTGATCGTGTTCGTAGGGAAAACAATCTTGGACTCATTCCTTCCGCTCTCTAGCTCACGAGAGTTCCAAATACTTATGCTCTGTTCTCCTCTTGTGGCGTACAGAATCTCTCCGTTGTACGCAAAGCGAACATGGGAAATGTACCGTCCTTCCTTACCGATTCTTTCAATCGCTCGTTCGTTAGAAACGTAGCCACTCCAATCTATGTATGCGTTATTCACATTAGCAAAAGGCTGATGTTCATTGACCTCATGTACGACTTCACTTCGGCTTGTATCTAAGCCAGTAAAGCCCCCGTACATGAGCTTGGATGTTTTAGAAGATGGAACGGAACGAATCATATAACCTCAAATAGTTCCGCTTGAGGTTATGGTTTTAGGCTTTTAGACTATGGGAAACTGTAGGAGAAGGACAATGAAGAAAATTTTATTCTTAGCTTTGCTCATCCTTACAAATCATGCCTTTTCATTTAGTCCGAACGACGATCCGAGTTTAGAAATTATTGATAAGGTGAAACCTTTTACTGTTTATTTAGACACAAAATTTTCTAAACTCAGCACGGACAAGAGCGGAATTGTTCAAGCTGCCCTTCTCGTAGAACACAATTACACCGAAGAGACAAATAACGAAGCGATTTGGTTAGAGAGAGAAGTTTATTTCATAAATTGTAGGAGCGGAACTTGGTGGTTATTAGTTCGGCAAGTAACCACCTTCGACAACAAAAAAAACAAATACAGCCCAACAAGCGATTATGAAAAAATTATTCCAAATTCTTATCAGGAAAAGATTGCTAAATTGGTTTGTAAACGCTTAGGAGAAGCGTATCACCACCAATAACTAATATCCACGATCTCCACTTGGTCTCCTACGTTGAATGGTTCTCTGCCGCCGTAATAGTAGGAGACAAGCCACATCTTGTTTCCGCCAGGTTGTCCTGCTTGATTACAAGTCAGACCTAGGTTTCCTAATTCTCTCATTGTCCACACGGCCTTAGCACCCGAATACTGACCAGTGTATTGACGGCCAAATAACCACGGTTCGCTCACCATGTAGTTACCGCCATTACTCGGCTGGTGACAGACCTTTCTAAAGGTTATCGACTTGAGGGAGCTGCTGTTACGACGATAAGTCATAGAGAGGTTTAATGGGTATCGGTTATCAGTAACAGCTCCGAAGTTTCCGTTCTCAATAACAGGATTCGGTAGGCCGTCAATCTGAACTGAAATCCCCATTGAATCCCAAGTCCGGTTGTACCAATTAGAACAAGTTCTCGTGTAGCCGATAAACATTAACGAGACTGTGCCGAACTTTTGCGGCGTGATGTTCCCAAGGTTGATCGTGTATGTTGGGATGTCGTGAAACGGAAAGAGACAATTAACCACTTGTCGCCTAAAGGCTCCGACACCAATAAAGTTACCGCCAATAGTGTGAGCTGGTACGTCAATCTGCCCATCGCCATCGTAAGTATTATCCACATCAATCTTGCAAGTGACAGGATAACTAAAGAACTGCATCTTATAGCCTCGGTACTTTGCGTACAGGTCAGACATCTTTACGGCACCGTTAGGCTTCTGCGCAAAGGAGCGGCATTGGCTGCCACCAAGACTGATGGAAGTAACAGGATTCGGCCCGTTATCGTTCCATTGGCTACGAGCCATTCCCAATCCAATCGTTCCGCTTTCAGGGAGATGTTGGGCCATTACTTACCTCGGCAAGTACAGGACGACGGTACTCCGCCTTTAGGTTCTTTAAAGTATTTGCGGTTGGCAAACTCCCCTTTCTTGCCGATGTTAAATGAGGAGATTGGGCGATGGTAACCCATGACACGAGTCCATATCTCACAGGGGGTACGTTCCTCGTCTTTAATTATTTCTAATTTGCAATCTAATCTCATTCCTTTACCATTCCTTTACCTTTATAAAACGACTGTTTCAATCATATAATTGAAGGGCGAATCTCTTTGGAAGAATGTGTAGATGCTTAAATTTATAAAATTAACTCTCATTTCTATTATCACCCTCTCCTTCACCTCCTTAGCCCAATCTCAAGAGATTGAAGATTTACTTCAAATGTCTGAAACCGACTTTTACGTAAAAGGATCGGAGGTGAGAGAAAGTCCAGATATTGTCGGTTGGTGGATGTTGTTAAATATAGAAGAGGAACTATCAGGAAAAAAATTCAAATCAAAAAAAGTTTACTTTTTAGCTAACTGTCGAACTAAAAGATTTACTATCGACTCTCTCTACTACTGTTCTAAAGAGATGGGTAAAAATTGCATAAGTCTCGATGGCCCGAATATTGTAAAACGATGGTCAGCAATGTCTCCCGATAAGAGCAATATGGTGAGAGTGTTTGCCGATGTGTTATGTAAGCGACTACCTAAATAACCTGATAGACGAAAAAATATGAAATCTTTAAAGATACTACTCTGTCTCTCGTGTTTCTTATTCAGTAATCTAGTTATTGGAAAAGAGCTTATGCAACTTGGCCCACAAACCAAACTTATTTCTGTTAATTCCATCACTAAGAATAAGATTGGATATTGGAGTGTCACAAACATACCCCAAAGAGGTGTTTCTGTAAAAGACCACGTCTTGGTCGATTGCAAAAAACAGTACTTCAAAGTGGATTCTGCATATGTTCATAATGGGTTTAACGCACAGGGTTCCCCACAATTTAGATTAGATGTTTCGACGGAAGGATGGATGCCTATTGTTCCCGACTCTCCGTCCGATATCGTCCGAAAACTCTACTGCAAGTGACAACTTAAAGTCTCGTAACTCTCAATAGTCAAACCAAACAGCAGCCACCACACAGCCTGAAAAATAGCGAAGTGATAGTTGAACTCGTTCTTACACGTCAGTGTTCGAGCGAGTCCTTCTATCTGAGGACAGGCACCACGGCACATGGACAGAAGCAAACACTTTCGGCACTTCTCTCTTTCGCCGCAAGACTTAAAGTGTTTGGAAATATCTACTTTACCCATTGCAGATATATGACCAACGTACTTTTCCTTTGTCGCAAAGTCGTGACACGAAAGAACATCTCCGTTGAGGTTAATTGCACAAACGTTTTCTCGATTCATTCCGCATTTAACTGTACCAAGGTCTAACTTCTTTCTCTGAGTCAGTTGCAAGAGCAGTTCGTTACATTCATTCGTCAGTGCTGGGAATTTATCCCAACCATTCTTAGTTAGTTCGTTAAAGATGTTTTTCTGAAGCGTGAGCATCTGAGCTGGTGTAAACATTAACTCGGAATCCTGAACACCTACGTGGGTCATCACGCCTTCAAAGTTGAAATAAACTCCTCCAAGTTTCTCCCGGATGTACTCCGCCGTTGCGTTAATGTCTATATTTGCAGGAGTGAGTACGCAGTTGATGTTTGCACCGAGTTTCTGAATTGCCAACCTCCAAAGGTCAACCATCTTCGGGTCGTCCAACGGGTCTTTGCCACGAAGGTGAAAACCAAGTCCGTCATGAGAGAAGGTAAGTCCGCACTTATATTTTTCTAAGAACTCAATCTTCTCTTCTGTTAGGAGGGTTCCGTTTGTGATCATCCCGATTGACACTTTGGGATAAATTCTTCTAAGTTCAGGGATCAACTTTTGAAGGACTTTCCAATAGACAAAGGGCTCTCCGCCCCATAGTTCAATGGAGCCAACAGCCTCGATCTTATTGTCAACGAGTTTCTTGATAAACGGTTCGACATCTCGCTGAGTGAAAACAGAAGCTCCGATTTCGTTTCCAGTTTGTGCGCAATACTTGCAATGCATATTGCACTTAAGGCCTAACTGAATCTTTAAGTTCCAAATCTCATTGGACTTGTGATTAGAAACTGGTGAAGGTTTTTCTCGTTGCTTTGTCATCGCATAAGGCTTCAGTCTTTCATCTTTAGATAGATCGACTAAATCTCCATTACTGTTCCAAATCTCGTTTGTTACGTTGTCGTAAATCCAGTCTTCCTGTTTGCCGTCATGCGTTTTGCAATGCAACTTTAACTTCATCGTCTCTCCATAATCTCGTAAAGTTTTGCCCTTTCCTTTGCGAAGTAACAATCAACCTCGTGTGTATTAGAGGTGTAGCAGCCACCTCTGCACTGCTCTAATAATTCACAAGACTGGCATTCCTCGGAATTAAAAAACCTAGAACCACATAATGAATCTGCTTTTTGAATTGGTATTACTTTTTCAAAAACGTTTCTCACAATGTTTGTCTTGCAGTAATTGTGATGGCAGTTGTACACATTGCCGTGAAGGTCAATGGATAGCTGATCGCTTCTTACGCATAAAGGGCCAATGCCTTTGGCGATTATGCGGTCTCGTTCAAATAAGAGTTGGGAACACTGCCATTGCGCCCATTCATCTCCTAGCCTAGCCATTGGGATTACTTCAGTACGAATGTGGTCGCAGAACTTATCCACATCCTCTTTAGTCATGTAGTAGGCTGTATTACACCCATCGTTAGCTCTGAGAAAGTGCACACACAGATTGGGCGAAACCCCGAACTTATCTTTGATTTCGTAGTACCTGTCCCGTATTTCCCATAGGTCTGTTCGGAAGTGGTGCACAAGTTCAGACAGAGAGAAGCGCTTAAGTTTAAAGATCGTCTCTAACTGTTTATCCGTGAAATCCCAGCCATGACAGGAAACGGTTGTCCATATATCTTCATGACTATTCGCATAGTCCACATAGCTTTCTGTCAGCCTTCTTCCGTTAGTAGTGATTACAGATTGACTTGGAACAATTCCATTTTCAGATAGGAGGGAATGAATAGTTTTTATCCTCTCCCAATAAAGCATCGGCTCTCCGCCCCAATACATTATTTTTTTAGGAGTCTGACCGTTTAAGTGCGGCAGTAACTTTTGCACAAACTCTTGTGCATCTGCTTTCTTATCAGCTGGGGATAAACCGTTTGTTTGAAGGCAGTACCCGCACTTCATATCACAGGCACTACCGAACATAATGTTAAGTTGGCGATACGACATCAACCGTTGCTTCAACTCGAGATGTATAAAAACGTTGGTTAATCTTGACTCGCAGCTTATCTCCATTTTCCAAGCCGAAAGCCTTTACTTTGAAGGTTCCAATTCCGTCAACGACATTCACACGCTTGTGAGGCGCATAACCATCGACAGCCTCCACAATATATCCGTCATATGTAACATCAGTCGCTAACTCCTTAGTCTTTCCGTCAAGGACTTTTAGAGTGAATGTAACCCAGCCTTCAGGTTCAACCTCTGTTTTGTTCGGCGTTAACTCATACGCCAAGTTCAACCACTTAGAGGTAGTGCCTGTCATCACATCTTCGGCAGCCCACTCTTCCCCGAGGTCATCTATGTTGGTAATAAGTTTTGTAGTTACCGAAGTAGTAATCGAACGATTACATTGTTTGAAAGAGTCTTCTGGATTACGAATCCAAAAGTCAAACAGCCAAAGACCGCCTTTCGCTTTTATCAACTCAGCAGTGTTTCTCTGATTGAAATAAGTCATCGTTCCACGAACATCTAAGCACAGTCGAGGGTGGCGGCTTAAATCCAACCAAAAACAAAAGTGAGCTCCCGGTACAAGTAGGCGGTTATACGTAGTATCTTCACGATTAAAGATTAACTCCGAGTAGATGGCATACTCTGTTCCGTCAACTAAAAACGTTTTGTCATTCACGTTGAAAGCCACTGGATTAAAAGAGAGCTGTTCCGTTGTTAGTAACTTTTCCACCCCAAACTGAACTGCATCAGTCGCTACGTTTACGCTTTCATTAATTTCAGACAGCAGCCTGAAAGCTATAGAGTCATCATTGATGACAATATTCATCACGAAAGGAATTTCACTTTGACAAATAACATGTCTTGAATAACCCATATTGTCTCCTATTACTGGTTTAGTTGATTTATGCAATCGGAAACACAGTGAACGTATGTGCAATCTGAGCAATAACCATTGCAGTAATACGAGCAATGACATTGACCACAGTTAACAACTGAGTCCCCGCAGTTTCCGGTGCTCCGACATTTAAAACATTGTGTACAGTGATTGCAGTTTCCACATTGAACCTGACTACATTGCACGTTATTGCAGCGGCTGCATTTTTGACAATAAGTACAGTGGGAACAGTAAGTACAGTAACCAGTCTTGTACCCGCTGTTGTTTTCTAACTGACTTACTTTTGTTAATTCAGATTTTTTCCAAAATTGAGAATCGTTTGCGAGTTGACTTACTTTGGCTAAAGTTGTTGATGTCCAAATTGAGTCAGAATCCACTAGCTGAGAAAGAGCCGCCAATTGATTAGAGGCCGTAGCAACCCAACCTTGAGCCGCCCCATCATTTATTTTTAAACTTAAATCTGTAAGGTTTAAAACCACCTCTCCTTCCAACCCTGATAGGGCGGAAGTGGCTTCGTTACTTCCTCTAACTAACTGAACTTTTGCCGCATTTTCTAACTGAGTTGTTTTCATATCTTTTAACTATCAACTATCGTCAGTGCAATCACAATTGCACAGACAATAGATCACTAGGCAATGTTGAATGGAGCAATTGACAGTTGTACATTGTGTGGTGTTGCAGTTATGACAATTACTACACTGCTGACAGTGCTGACAATATTGGCAATGCGTACAGTACCCCGTCTTAAAGCCACTATCGTTTTGTAACTGGCTTACCTTGCTAAGTGTTCCGCTTGACCAAAAATCTAAATCATTACTTAACTGACTTACCTTGGTTAAATCACTCTTACTCCAAGCACTAATATCATTCGTTAAGGAAGCGAGAGTTGTTTTGACATCAGAGAGAAGAGGAATTTCGTTTCTTCCTCCTGCGCCGTCATACACACTCACCCTATGAGTCGCAGTGTCAACGACCAGCTCTCCCTCAAGAGCGGTCTCAGCGTATCCTTCAACCTTCTCAGTCGTTCCTCTTTTCCACTGAAGTGTTGTCATTACTCTCCTATGAACAATGTGTGCAGTAAGTGCAATATCCCGAACAATGTGAACAGTATCCAGTGATATACCCAGCGTCGTTGGTCAACTGCGACAACTTCGTTAAGGAGGTCTTTGACCAATACCCAGCGTCGTTCGTTAGTTGACTTAATCCTGTCAAACTAGTCTTCGTATGGTAAGGAGAGTCGGAATAATCGGTCAGCTTCGTTTTAATATCTTCGGCTTTTGCAACGGGGTATCCACCGGCAGTAGACCCGTCATGTACTCGCAACCTCATATTCGTAAGGTCTACAGTGATCTCACCTTCGGCACCTGTATATGTGTCGTTCTTAGTTGCGGTAGCTCGTTTAAGCTGAAGACGAATTGTCATTATTCAATCGTTCCTAAATCAATAACGTCAGCTAACTTATCTGCCGTGATAGAACCGGCGCCGACCTGAACTCCTGCAACTGCGGTATCAACATAGGTCTTAGTAGCTAAATCTCCTTCGCCTAAACTTTCCACAATCTGTTGAACTTCAGTCTTATCGGCCTTTAAAGCTAAGGCAGAGTTCACTACAGAAGTTTCAGCTTTTCCATCCAAGGCCGCAGTTGTTGTAGCCGCATCCGCCTTAGCCGCTAATGCTGTATTGAAATCGTCCGTACTCACCTTAGTCATCACAGTGGCAACGATGTTCCGCATCTCTTTTGCGATACGTCCAACCACCTTGATGATCTGCTCATTCATGTTTGTTTCTGACATTTACCCTTCCTCTGTTTTATTCAGTTCTGCAACAAAGACTGCCTCATAGTCAGAACCCGTAAGTCCTGCAACCAAGCTATCAACCTGTGATTGAATCTGTGCTCGTTGTGTCTCCGCCGCAGTGTTAATTGCGGCTACTGCTGCTGAGTTATCGGTCTGTAGTTCTGTAAGAACTTCCTCTGCGTCAGACTGCATACCTGAGATCACAGAATTTATTTCGGAAGTCTTCCCGGTAATAAAAGTGTTTACTTCATCTTTGTTGTCATCTATAGCTTTGAGAAGAGCTGTCTTTCCCGTGGAAACAAATTCCTCCATCGAGTTGACATCCAAGGCCATCCTTCTTGCCATCTCATTTAATTGCTGTTCAAGAAGGGTGTAAGGAGTGTTAGGATTTGCCGTATCAGTCATCAATACCTCTCGTTGTTAGGTAAGTTTCCAAGGGACTCGGGTCTAAAGCCTCAACCTTTGTGACAGAACTGGTCAATACATTTCCTTCTGTAACCCCATAGATAGACATGAAATATTCCTCAGGATCAGGGTCTAACACAATGTCTGTCGCATCCTTACCAGCTTCTCCCTTATCACCTTTATCTCCCTTCTCTCCTGGGCCGAACTCAAATCCCGTTGACCACTCGTCTTCGTCTGAAAGTTTCCAATACAGCTTTCCTTCGTCAATCGCTAGGAAAGAAAAACCTTTAGGCTGATCTGCATACTGGGAACGAGCGGAACGAAGGTCGGAGGCAGAGGCAACGAAGGAAGCTCCGACATCACCCTTGTCGCCTTTATCCCCTTTCTCCCCTTTGTCGCCTTTCAAACCTCGGATGCCTTGTTCACCCTTCTCGCCCTGAAGACCTGTGGCACCACGAGGCCCTTGGGCTCCCGTATAACCTCGGTCTCCTTTAACCCCGGCTTCGCCAGTGTCTCCTTTATCACCTTTGTCCCCTTTCTGCCCTATGAACCTAAGAGGAGTGGTCGTCCAATCACCAGAGGTGTCAGAGAGTTTCCAGTAGACATTCCCTGTATCCATACAGAGAATCGAGAAGCCTTTAGGTTGATCGTCATAATTAGACTTGTTCGCTTCTATGTCGTATACGTTAGGGATAAACGATGCACCAGGGTCTCCTTTATCCCCCTTCTCGCCTCGGATACCCTGCTCACCGGCTTCACCTTGAAGTCCACGATCTCCTTTATCACCTTTATCCCCCTTGTCTCCTTTATCGCCTTTAAGACCTCGAAGGCCATCCTTACCGTCCTTGCCATCACGTCCGGGAATACCTTGACGACCACGTTCACCAATAATGGTTATGTGATGTGCCTTCTTAGGGCCTCTCGGTATTCCCCTGTTGGGGTCGGTGTGCATTGATAAATCTACAAACGGCATTAACGTCTCACTACTTGAAGGTTAAGAGGCATAGAGCCACCAGTGGCCCCGTAATAAAGGTGCTGATTGAGTCTTTGGTAATAATCGTTCTCGTACTTTTCCCACTTATTAGAACCTTGATTCACTGCGAATTTAGCTAACAAACCAGCAATCATCACGGGATCGGGAACAGGTCTTACGTCTTCAGAGGAAACGTAATACTCAAGTTCGGGAAAGTTATTCCAGTACGGATGACCACGAACATCATCAACAATTTCATTAGCCAAGTCGATAAACAAGGACTGCGTTTCTGCATCAACGGTAGATGCATTCCACTCTCCGTATCTGCGAAGAGCTCTGTTTGTTAGGACAGATAAAGGTGACGTTAAACCGTCACCGATATGCGGGGAGATTGGAGAAACCGACTCAGCCATTTACTTACCAATCCCAACCTTCACTGAAGGTTCTTCGGGAGCTTAGACAACGGAACAATGAAGCCTTTACGAACATGATGGTGTTTATCAAATACAGACACCAAGTGTTTCGGCACGTCAAAACGAACCGCTGTGCGGTGATCTGCGAAACGTCCGTAAATAATCTCGCCCTTACAAAGAATGTTAAAGAGGATGTTGCAAGGACGAACGGTGGAATACGTTACGAACGCACCTTCTTCCTTAACAACTTCTTTCTTATTTGCAGTGACCGCCATTTCCTCTTCCTTTACCTTTCTTCTTACAAGTCATAAGTTCTCCTTAAAAAGGGAGCCGAAGCTCCCTTAGTTAATTAGCCTCCCTGACCTGCACCACCAGTGCTACCAGCTCCACCAGCTCCGCCTTCAGACGGTTTGGTTGCAAGAGGACGAACGCTCTGCCAGTTCTTGATGATGGCGTGAGGTTTTGCCTGAAGCAGTTCAAGACCGCATTCAGTGATGTAGAAGTGTTCGGACGCATCCACGTCGTTAGCCTGAACGTCACGTTTCAGAGTTGTGTCACGACCGTTCATGTAACGATAGCCAAGGGAATCCATATCAAGGATGATGCCGTTGGAGTTCATGGACGGAATCTGACGGAACAGCGGGTGCATATAAACAAGCAGGTCACCTGCAAAGGTGTGATAACGAGCGAAGGAAACGCCGTAAGCATTGTCTACAGCAGTCGGCTGCCAACGATTTTTTGCGATCTGCATGAGGTTAGAAATAACTCTCGGGCCACAGAACATGACTTTTTCCTTAGAACCCCAAGCGAACAAGTCTTCGATCAACAGACGATCAAATTCGTATTCAGTGATGACGTTTTCGTCTTCAAAGGCGGAAGCGGCATCAATGACATTAGGAATCATGGAGAACAAACCGCCTGTGTAACGACGAGGTGTAGCGGTGTTCTCGTCTTCGATTGCTCTCTGACCAAAGAAGAATGCACGTTCAATGTCAGCCATGTGGTTCTTAAGAGCCTTGGTCAACATTTCGGATTCTTTATCGCCAGTACGCAGATAGGTCTGTTTCAAAGTACCAGTGATGGAAACGCCAGTCTTGAAAATCTGGGTGTAGTTGTAATCCGTTGTGGGGTCAAACGTTGCAACGGACGGTTTGCCAGAACCTTCTTTTGCGGCGTAGCCGATGATAACGAGTTCGTCGCCCTGGGATACAGCTTTCTTAGTAGAGGAGCCACCAGCGCCACGAGCAACTGTAAGAGTGTTCGTGGAAGTATTGGCGTCAGCCGTAGCTCTCATAACTTCACCAGTGCGGGTGTTGTAGAGAGTTGCGTTTTCAACAACGAACGGAACGTTGTCGTCAGCGGTAACGACAATTGATGTCGCAGAATCGGTTGTGGCAGTGGATACCTTCAACACACGAGACGGAAGTTCGTCACGGAAATGGTTGTACTTCGGGTCGTCTGTCGGCGTGGAATGAGCAAAGGACAAAAGCGCATTCAACGGAGCAGTACCGTTCGGTTCCAGCAATGTAAACGTTTCACGCCAATTGGTCGGTCGTGTGTTTTCATCAAACTGACCAGTACCACGAAGTCCTGCAATTGCACGTTGTGCCATAAAGTGAATATCTCCTTAATGAATTTTTCAATTGATTTCAGGAGTTCGTTTGCTCCATCGAAATCGACAAAGCACATATTCCCTTTAAACAAAAAGAGCAGTGGGAAAACTGCTCCTTTCGTATAAAAATTTTTATTTACTACATCCGACTAGCCATAACCTTCTTGATGTAGTCGTTCATAAACTGCTGATCAGGGCTCACTTGAGGCGGGATTCCTGCACCAGCATTAGAGGGAGTTCCTGTCGGATTTCCCGTATATGCCTGTCGGCGTTCCATTACGCCACGCAGACGTGCAATTTCAGGTGCATCCATGTTTGCTCTGAAGTCGGCCATCAATGTGTTGGCAACCTGCGGGTCAAGGAAGTCGGCGGGTGTATAGCCACGTTGCATAGCAAACAGCATGAAGTCATTAGCTCGTTCATCAGGTACTCCGTTAGTGTTGGCGGCTTCTTTCAGGTTCATTTTCACTTGCATCTGCTGGGTGTTTGCCTGTGTCTTCTGTGCCTGTTGGAGAGCCTGTTGACCTTGCTGTGCAGACTGTGCTCCGCCGTTCTGCATCTGAACAAGCATCTGTTGCATCTGCTGAAGTTGCTGGGCCATCTTCTGCATTGCCTGGTTCTGTTCTCTAAAGCCAGGCGGAAGTTTCAAACCATTATCACGTTCCCAGTTGGCAAGGGCATCATCCGCAGGAGGCTGTGCAGGTTTCCCCTCCTGACCGTCGGCAGGATTCTGTTGTTTCTTTTCGACATTGCCCATTGTTGGGTTCTTTGTATATGCCTTTACAGCTTCCTGAAGAAATGACGCAACCTCACCAGCCTTAGGCGTGTAGCCGTTCTTCTTAGCTTGTTCAGTGATACGAGAAGCGAAGTCGAGCACATCTTTGTTATCCAACATCCGGGAGTTCAGACTTGCATAACGTTCCATCGTGTTTGCGATCTGAGCCTGAGTGAATTGCTGGACGTTACCGTCCTTCATTTTGATATCGTAAATATCAATTGGAGATTCACCTTCTCCGTCCTTTGGCTCACCCTGCTTAGTTGCCTGTTCAATAGCTGTGGGATTAGGGTCAGCTTTAGGAGGTTCCGTAGGCACCTCAGGCTGTGGTGTGGCCTCCTGCGGAGGTGTGGAGACAGGAGCTTGTTGACCTGCGGCTCCTCCTAAAAGCTGGTTAGAAAGTTGGTTAATGATGTCCTGATCTGTACCGTCCATTCGTGTCTCTCCTATTCGTTAAGCGGTAATTGGTTCTCTAAAGATTCAAGAAGATTGTCGGGATAGCTGAGAAAGCCATTGAGTGTGAGTAACGCTCCACGGCGGTAATCAATTTCATGGATAGACATTTCAGCCTTGGAGCCGAAGGCAACCGTATGATCGTAGATTTGTTTTCGGATTTCCTCTTTAATGAGTTTCCATCCGTCGGAATTAACAAACTCTTTTAAATACCCAACCTTCTTTACGATCATCGGGTCTACTGCCGTCAAATCATCCTTCGTCACTCGTCTCTCCTAAAAACATCTTTTGCTCAGCAAGTCTCCTTCTGAGAAGTCCTCTGAGTTTTATCCCGTTTGAATAAATCCACTTGGGAAACTCCAAAGCAGCTCCCTCAAAATCTCGTCTATTAACCTTCTTTAGCAACGTTGAAATTTGTAGATTTCCCGCACCCACATTGAATGCGAAGTCAGTTAGAGCTGAGAACTGATCGACATCCACCTCTGTTTTTAGAAGTCGTGAGACAGCTAGTCCTGCCTTCTCGATGTCTTTTTGAAGGAGAGCTTCGGCTACTTCTCTTTCAATCGGCTTGAACTTCTTTAGGTCTTCGTAACGCTTACGGGAAAGAAGATGCCCATACCCAATAGTCGGATACCCAACAGGGTCGTGGTATGCGTAAACAAGTCCGTCCTTTCCAAGACGTTCTAGTTTCTCAAACGGCTTTGCTAGTGAAGATACTTTCTCGTGAACTTCATCCGGCAACTTACTCAATGGACTTACCCTTTAAGAATTGCTTTGCACTTCTTGCGCCAAACCAATAGGAAAGAACAAGCGTCAGGACTGCAAGATCATCTTCAGACCAAAGGAGTTGTACGGTGCTTTCCAACGGCATACCGTTTTTCATAGCTTCAAGGTACAAACCGTACTTAACCAAGCAGTACATAAAGATCATGCCGTAGGTAACGGCGGGTCTTACTAGCGTATTGAGAACGTCTAATAGAGCGTAGATAAAGAACCCTGGAACCATAATGATCGGGGAGTACCATGCTCCTTCCGTCCATTGTCGAACGGTATCAACCAGTTGGATTCCAGTTGTCGGAGATTCCCGATGGATGGCAACTGTCTCGTTAATGTCTGCCATTGCACCGATCTCGTCCATGCGATACAGGTGCTCCTTCTCGGCCTGTTCAACACGAAGGCGAAACATCTCCAACTCGTGTTTATCGTCCTGATGACGTTGGTAGGTCTTAATAACCTCAGGAATAAACGGGGCTAAGAATCCGAAGATGGCGGACAGGATTGACAGCATGATTACTTAAGGAATACTTGCAATAAAGTAAAACCTAAGGAGAGGACGAAAGCCACACCCCAAAGGCGATTAACGATCTTCTCCAACTGGGAGGAGATACTTGCACACTCAGCTTTCACCTCAGACAATCCTTTTTCAAGGTTCTCAATTCGTCGGCTGTGAGAACTATTCCGTTCTTCCTGTCTTGTCAGGCGTTCCATGAGCTCGGTAAGGCCGTCGAGCTTATGGTTGATCTCAGCTAGGTCTTGTTTCGTAACGGGCTCCATTAGTCTTCGTCATCCTTCCCTTTAACCTTGTTCTTGAGGCCAAGGACTATTGCAGAAATAACGTCTGCGACTTCCGAATACTTTCCCTGAGAAAGTACGGCTAACGCTCTACGAGCTTGATCGTTGGTGATCTCAATCTGAATCTTGTTTTTCTCCATCGGTTCTCCTAGGTAAAGGCAATAATGTCGCCTCTTGCTCGTAACTGTCCTTCGCAATAAGCGTTGCCATGAATGGTTGGGTTGGTATCAGGAAGCGGTGTATAGCCCAAAGCTCTAATGACCTGTTCCTTTGTAAGGTTTCCGTCCCACGTAAGGTTCTTTCCGTTGTAGGTAATCCCGTTAGGACTGACCGTAAATGTGTTGTTACCTGCTTTGATCGTTACAGGGCCGTTTACCGTTCCCCCTGTCGCTAAGTCAAGGTAATCAGCTTCGTTGATTCGTCCGTCAACGTATGCTTTTGTTGCTACTTCTGTCGCAGACTCAGGTTCTCTAGCCGCATAGAGAGGGCCTGTCATAGTTCCCCCCGCTGAATCGAGCGGTGTGTAACCTAATCCGTCTTCTTTCTTTGCATCAAGTTCTTGGATTAAGCGGTCAACATACTGCTTCGTCGCAGCATGAAGCGGAACTATCGGGTCATCATTTAACGTCAGAGGCTCAATCATCCTGATTGCCTTACAACCGTTATGATTTTCCGTAGCGAAGTCACCCAGTTGCAGGGTGCCTCTCATTTCTGCGGGATTTCTATCATCTAAAAGCTGTCGGGCATACGGTGTAAGCGTACATAAAGCGGAGGAATTGTCGCCCGTGAAGAAGACTAACGTGTCCGCTGTAGGCGTGACCTGAGATAAAGCACCTAACGATGGAGCACCGACCAGCGCAATGAACTTCTGTCGGTTCGGCAACAGCGCTGAAGTGTGATCTTCTGTACAAATTTGAACGATGTTCTCGATAACCACATAGTCCGTAGCATGGTAAGCAGTGTTAGGTGTCCAGTTTCCACGGAACTTTGCAAAGAAAGCTCCTGTGTTCTGCCATCCTTCTCCATCCTCGTCATACTGACCAGCTCGAATCTGAAGCTGGAAGTCCCCTCCTACACGTAAGCGAATGAAGTCAGGTCTTACGTGGCCTGTGGTGTCTGAGAAAATTTCCTCCAACAAGTCATAAACTGGACGACTTCCGATTTCACACGCCTCTAAGTACGCATCAAGTTCGTGATCTCCCGTCTTTGCGGAAAGGAATCGTAGCTGTTCACCAATCGGTTTTGTTTCTGCCATTACATTGCATCCTTCATGGGAACGAGGTTCCCTTTCATAACTTCCTGTTCGATTTGTTCCTGCGGCATGACGGAAGACTGACCTCGCATCTTCTCCATAATCGCCATCTTCTGAGACGGAGTAAGACCTTCACGAGCTTGACGCTTCTGATCAATCTTGAATTGGTCAATATCGGGAACACCCATTGCACGGATAGACTCTTCAACCAATCTTCCCATGTCGTATTCCATCTGCATACCTGCCTGACCGACAACCTGCATAATCTGCAACCAAGTTTCAGGAGAACGTGTCGGTTCAACTGGCAGTGTTCCGTCTACAACAAGGTATTCAACATCGCCTTCCAGCATATTCTGGTCAATATCCACATAACCATCCTCAGACATAGAAGCGAAGATCGTATTGGCATCTGTCTCGGACACTCGCAACGACGTATTGAAACGCAACGCATCCTGTACGTTGCTTACCATCATTCGGACGATAGGACGTATCGTTGTTGCAGAAATAATCCGAGACAGAACACCAAGTCGTTGGCTACCTAACTGGGTCAATCGTGAGATTTCAGTGGCGGAACGGATGCCGTCGGATGTCGGCATACCCTGTTGAGCGTCAGAAGCGGCGGAAAGTCTCTGCTTCATGTCACCCAAGAGCTGTATATCCTGCCAATGTCCACGAGTAACGTCAGGTATCTGTGCAATCTGAATGCCATCTCCAGGTTTTGTGCCCGGAAGTGTTCTAACGACACCCCAAGGGTTTCGGTTAATCAAGTCGTGAACCGCTACACGTTGCGGGTCAACGAAGATAAGGTTGTTTAAAGCGGACTGTACGTTGTCAATGCGAGAACGAAGCAGCCAAGTGCCAAGGTTATGTAAAGGTAAAAGCAGATCGTAAAGGGATTGCTGATGTGTCTTATGACTATCGAACCCAAATCCTCCAATCGCACAAGGAAAGCTCTGACCATACGGATTAAGTTGGCAACGAATGACGAAACGCTCGTCCAAAATCGCCACAACCATCCACACTTGTCCGAGTCCTGGCATACCGATGTCAGCCCCGTTGAACACAATCCATGCTTCGTCCACGACATGACTCTTGCCCACACGGAAGTAGCCCACGTCGTTACTGTCGTTAATCTCGGTTTGATTGATATTCCACCCATTGCCTTCCTCCTTGTGCCACGTATGGCTGCTCCAACCAGCGCATTCAATATCGTTCTCAAGCATCCGAGGATATTTGATTAACTTCGGATAGAGACCTGTTCTTACCAAGGCTGACCCTGAGGCGTGTTCGGAGAACACAATGAACTGCATATTCTGCACATCACCTGCTTGAACTCTCGGGTCAGGGAATGTCTTTCTCGGGTCGGCGTTGATCAGCAGGTTCGTGTTGAGCTTGTCTGACCACACAACCTTTGTAGGTGCGAAGCCATACCGAATTGAATCTAGGAAGAGCATGGCTAAATGAGCGTCTGCCGCAGTTTTACGCATCTGCTGGTGCAGTACCCTTTCCAGCAACGCAGAAGCCTTTCTAGACTCTCGATTAAGCCCCTCTAGCTGGAACATTGGATTACGCCCGGTGATAGCCGCCATGAAGTACGTCAGCACCGTGTCACTAATTGCACGGGTATCTGCAATCACCACCTTGTTTCTGAAGCGTGTTGCATCCGGCGGAACATACAAGTCGTGAGCACGGTCACTTTCCTTCCAGTGGTCGTAACGTTTCGAGATAGAGTCATAGGACATTTCGCTGATTACCTTCACATAATCAACAAGTCTCCTCTCTTGATCTTCAGTCAGAAGATCAGAGATGTCCTGATAATTCATCAAAGCCGTCTGATGCTGAGACAGATCAGTTACGAACGCAATATGTTGATTCGGTGAGCTTTGATTTCTGTAATCAAACCAAGCGCTAGTCATAAAAGAGAGAATGACTTAGACACAAAAATATCGTTTGAAAACTGCTATATATGGGTAAATACCTAAACATTAAGCATTACATTCATTTCACTTAATACCTATAATGAGAACGTCGATTCGGTAAGCAGTGATGAACTGTAGACGGAGGTCGATGAATTACAAGGCTACTTGGGAATTGTCCGAAGCCGATAGCAAAAGTTCAAAGGAGTGGTGGTGTGAACGACTGGCCTTTGAGTGATTAGCTATCTTGGGAGAGGTTGAGTAGAGACCCCAAAGGACTGGTGCAGAGCGGAGCCGAGCACCAACGAGCTCTACAGCAGGAACCCACAGGAGAGGTTGAAAAATCTCCTGATGTGATTTGACCTGTGCCCTAACCTAGTCTCGGCTGGGTAGGGCGAAGTGCAGGTCGGATTACATTCCGATATGTAATCCGAGAAACGTTACTACAGTATCGTAGAAACAATTAAACATTTCTACAGATAAATATTTCTCTTAATTACAGTAATAACTATTTATAGTTATTAGAGATTATTTCGTCTTTAATTATTTAAAATTCAATAAGTTATGTCGTTATTAGGGTAATCACTATTACCTTGAGCTTTACATTTATTTCCTTTAACGTTACTATTATTACGTTACTTAATGAAAGGAATCACATTAAGTAACTTCAGTAAAGAAAGTTGTATTTCCACTCTGAGGTCTGTTTTTCACCTTTACAGACCTCAGTTTTAAGCCTCTTGATACACAGGGGGTTTAAAACTAAATCGGAAGGTGGCTGAGCGGTTGAAAGCGGCGGACTGTAAATCCGTTTCCCCTAGTGGTGACTCGGTGGTTCAAATCCATCCCTTCCGACCAAGGTTGTTGCGGGTATGGTTCAACTGGTAGAACAACGGCCTTCCAAGCCGTTGACGAGAGTTCGAGTCTCTCTACCCGCTCCACTAGGAGTTGACCTGCACTATCCGAGACATATAGGTCTCGCAAGGCTTGTGTCTCGGAGTCCGTGTAGGTTTTTGAGGTGGTGTGCAGGTGTGTAGCGAACATCTGTGTAAGGTCTGTCGGTTGGCCTCTGACAGTCCTGTATGACCGGCAACAGGCGCCATTTTGTTGAAGGAAATACGAACGGTCGGAGGTAGCTCAGTCGGCAAGAGCGGCCTTTAATAAGGGTGTGTCGTGGGTTCGAGTCCCACCCTCCGAATCATGTAACGATTAAATGCAGAGGCTGTTAGGAAGGCGAAACACCGACGACATGGCGTGAATCGAAGCACGATCAGATCGGCATTGAGAGTTCAAATCTCTCCCTCTGCACCCAAGGATTCACAATGTGGACACTGAAAGATATAAAGCTAAAACAGAAGCTCAACACATGGTTCACCGATGAAGAGATTGACAGTGAATGCTGTCAGCAAATGTGCACCATAGAATCAGTAATAACCCTTCGTAAAGGTCTTTCTCCTACGGCTGGTTCAGTCGTATTCGATATTTTCAAGAACGAGTTTGAATTGACTTACAACCCTAATGGTTGGAATCCTTACCCTCAAATCACTCCTCCTAATGAAGGGGAATGGCTTGTACAGGACAAGTACGGAGACTTATCTATCAGAGATTTTCATGCAACTTATGGCCCTGAAGGTTGTGACAAATGGTGGGAAAACACGCCTTCTTATTACCCCGAAGCAGTGGCTTTCAGAGCTTTACCGGAACCTTACACAGGAAATAAAAAATGAAACTCAGTTACTTTGATTGTCAATTTCTAGCTCAGAAGTTAAAGAACATTGCACATAACCCTGACATTGATTCTTACGACAAACGTTATTGCAACACACTGCTTCCTTACTTTGAAAGGATTGTCGAAAGCAGACCTGATGGTGTCCGTATGGCTAGTGACATAGAGATTGCTTTCGAGGATAAGATCAACGAAAGAATCGCCGAACTGGTCAGCCAAGAAAACAAAGCCCAAGAGAAGATCGACCTGATGGAAAAAATCAGAGCGAACATGACCAAAGTCTTTTGGGATTACTTTTTCCTTACCATCAAAGTCGTTCTTATCTTCACGCTGTTAGGAGCATCCCTCTACACAATCGCACACCTTGTACCTAAGGAATGGGCTATTTGGGCTCCTCTTCCCATTGCCGCTGGATTAGCTTTTTGGGAATGGTGCGGAAGCATCTTTAAGCGCTGGTATCACGGTCATTGGAAATAAGAATGAAGAAAGTTGAACTAGCGATTGAAGACGCAGAAGCCTGTCTAAACCTTTTACGGTGTCTACTGAAAATTGTTGACCGTCTATCAGTAAGGAGAAAGGCTTTTACTCCTCCTGAACGGCGTTCGCCTCCCTTCCCAACTGATGCACTTTTTGAACTAATGGACAACCTTTCGTACGCAATTAAAAAAGCAAAGGAAGAACAGATATGACGGTGAAAGTAATTCAATGCGATCACAAGAAACGTTTAGACGGGTATTGGTCGAAACTCAAGCAACTTGCAGACAGGTGGGAAAAAGACCTATCCGATCTTAAGGAGATTAACGAAATCTCGGAAGCAGAAGCTAAAGCAGAAGGAGAAGTCCTTGAACTCTTTTGGGATTTTATAGAAGAAGTGGACGAACTTGCCGAAGAAGTAGGACTTCATGACGAGGATGAAGAATGAACTACCGTAACGATGTAATAAGAAATTTTGCTGAACAGGATATTCTCGTCCGAGAAATGAAGAGAAAGGATTCTAAGTCTCAGGAAGACAAAAATCCCTCAACTAAGGACGAAACCCCATCCAGCTCCTTTATGTTTGTCACCAAGGTTAACCGCATTGAGTCGAAGGATAAATAATGGAACTCTCACCTCTTCTCATTTACTTCATTGGGCAACTTAATTCAATTGATAAAGCGTGTGGACTTATTGTCTTCTTTGGAGGTGTTGTCTTACTCCTTACTAATGTTTTCAAAACTCTCGGATACATTAATGTTTCTAATAATGATTACAGTGATTGCGTGATTAGGGAATATAGAAGGTTTCGATATGTAACCAATAGGCTAAATAGAGTGCTAGGCCCAATTGTGTTTGTCGCCTTTCTCGGCTCATTGTTCCTCCCTTCACGTAGCACGGTAGCCGCCATGATTGTACTTCCTGCTATTACCAACAACACGCAGGTACAGAACATCTCTCAGGGAGCCTTACGTTGGGCAGAGGAATACATCAAGAATCAACTTGAAGTAGAAGTCAAGAAAGCGACTAAGGGTAAGTAATGCTTCCTGAATGTAAACGTGGAATAAAAATCATTGCCGACCACTACGGCATCAATAACCAAACGGTCAAATTAGCTGAAGAATGTTCGGAGTATTCAGCATCCTTCTTTAAGTTCCTCGGCTACAGCCACCTTGAATCCAGCCGCAAAGCCAAAAAATATTATGGTCGGAAAAAGAAGTCAGCCTGTATCGCCAACATGAAGGAGTTGGCGGACGTGTTGATCTTAGCGAAGCAGATTGAATACCTAATAAATCAACCTGACAACACCAAAATAAAAATTCTGCTTGACGGATACATGGCAGAAAAAATTAAACGTCAACTCATACGCATTGAAGAGGAGAAGAAAAGTGCTTGATTGGAAAGACTATCAACTCGTATTACCTGACGAATCAGGGCAGTATCTCGTCGCCTGTAACGAAGGAAGACGCAAACGTCATCCCGAGGACAGTAAGAAAATCCGACATTACTCAATCCGCCTAGCCTATTGGGATGCGGAAACGCAGTTGTTTGATTTCCCGTCTATGGATGCTCACATCACAGACTGGGCAAAGATTGATGCGCCGATGTACCTTCAGCAGTTTGAAAAAGAAGGTCTCGCCTGTGAACTTAACCTGCACAAAGACTTTCTGTAATGAAAGAGATCGGAAATATTCTCATAAACGTCGGAACAATCATGTTCCTACCGTACTTGTTCAATCAGTTTAAAGATATATCGGAAATGCTGAGAACTAAATCAACCAAGTTTGTTTACGGTTACTTAGCAGTTGGTCTTTTAATCGTATTAGTAGGAGTTGTTGTTGAACAGTTAGCAACGTAAACATTTATGGATTCTCAAGAAACAAACCAAGACAAAATCCTAAGTTTCTTGAGTAAGCAAAATTTGGAAGCAAAGACCGTAAGAGAGATTCAGGAAGAAACTCAAATCGGCAAGGAGAAACAAAACCCGCTAAAGCCTGTATGGGAAGCATTAAGCAGATTAGAAAAGGATAAAAAAGTATTCCGATTCAGCGTCGATAATCAGGATTACTTCACGTTGTACGCTCGACGCAACAAGTGTTACGCAATGGTAAAGACTCGGCAGAGTGCTCATGCACGACGAATCAATTACCTCCTAGGAGTGACCCTCCCATCCCAACTTGCAAGAACACCTTCGATCAATCCGTTGGATGACGGAGAAACCAAGCGTTTCGATTCAGGTCACTACCGTAATCGTTACATGGAAAACGAAACCAACGAAGAGATCAAAATCCTATAGGAGATGTAAATGGATAATAAGAAAGAGTTGGTATGGCACGACTATGCCGAAGAAGAACCTACACAAGGTGGTTCCTACTTGACTGTTGTTCTTGCCGGAACAACAAGCAGTGATAAGATTTTTGTCAACCAATCCGTCGCTCACTTCTCTATGGAGACAGGCGACTTTAATGTACCTAACGTGCTCTACTGGGCTGAACTAGCCTACCCCGATGATGTTGACCCTGACTCTTACTACATGGACAGAGATGACAACTTAAATCGTCCGCCTAAGAAGTTTCTAAACGAAGGTGTCAGGTAATGGAAATTGTTTTATCTGATGCTGAAATGACGATGGCTGCTAATGTCGGAGTGATGCGCAGAATCTCTTCGATCAAGCAGAAACTCAAGAACATCATCAAGCTCACAGAATATGAAAAATGGGGTATCGACATTTGCGGAGCCTTTGGAGAGATGGCTGTCGCTAAAGCTCTTGGCCTTTACTGGGAAGGCGGTGTCGATACTTTTAAGGCACCTGACCTTGGACAGTTTCAGGTCAGGAGTTCTCGTCACACAAACGGTCGTCTGATTGTCCGTGACAATGATCACGATGACGACATCTTCATTCTTGTTGTAGGCAAAGCTCCGTCCTTTGAAATCATTGGGTGGATTAGAGGTAAGGACGCAAAGACCGATGCCTACCTCGACAATCCCAACGAACTCAGACCTGCATGGTTTGTACCGCAGGAAGCATTACATCCGATCTCAGAACTCAAGGAGAAAATCAATGAATCAAGATAGAGTCTTTCCCGAAATTCCACCTGAAATGATTAAGACCGACCCTAATCAGGTTACTATGTATGACGTTCACAAGGAAGTCCTTGAAGAACTTCATAGAACTTTTATTGACAAGAATCACGATTACGGGAACTCTTTTCACAAGGTAAGGCAAGAGTTTCCTTGTGCAATCTTAGTTCGCTTATCTGACAAACTTGAAAGGTTAAAAACACTTTCTTTAGATTTTGATCTTGCTAGGGTAGACGAACCTATCGAAGAAACCCTCCTCGACTTAGCTAATTACGCCATTATGGAAGTGGTTGAGCGACGAATGAATCAGTAGAACCTATTTCTTCGTCAATGTATAGACTCCCTGCATGGGGGTCTTTTTTTATTGACAAAGAAAATAGACTGTTAGATCATCTTGCTAAAGAATTTCATATCCATCCTAAGGAAAAAAATGATACAAGTAATTACCTATTCCAAGTCTCAAAAACCTTTCCTTCTTGAGCTTGAAGATTCTTCTTTTTTAGATTCTCTAATTGATGAAAGTGAACTAAAACTACAGGCTCGTCCTGTTTGTCTGAAAAGTATTTTTAAGAAAGACAATAATGACTTTTCTATAGAAAGAAGCACACTTCTCTATGATTCGCAACATCCTACTTATTCGATCAAAATCAGAGACGGTTTCCTTCCTGATAAGTTAATTGAATATTTATCAGAGGCCAAAAGTATTCGCAACTCCGACGGAGAGCCAATCAGTTTCAAGGAGTTCTTGGCATTATTAAAAAATTAAAACTTTCAAACAGGTGGATAAGCTAAATGAAAAAATTGGTAGTCATGTTATTACTCTTTTTCTCAGCGGTTGGCGCCCAAAGCGCTGACAACCAAAGAGATTTAAGTAGTCAAGAAACTTTTAAAATACTCGGAATCGAATTGGGAAAAGATACGATAGACGATGTAAAGAAAATTGCACATGAAAAGAAGTGTCGATTAGAAAAAAACGAAGACGAGTCTTATTCACTAGAAGGCTGTTTCGATCTTCCAGGAGAATACCGGACTAGATATTCTTTCGATAAAAAGACTGGCAAAGTCTTTTCCATCTGTTTCTCATTATTGTTCGATGGTGATAGGAAATTAGCCAATGAGAGTCCTATACCGAATTACCTAGAGGCACTGGAAAACCGATACGGAAAACCTTCTTCCGTTAAGCATATCCCACGTATTTCCGTTTGGATATGGAAATTTCCTAATTTAATAATTGATGCACGTGATAGTTTTGGTGATTTTTATATCGAGTACACCAGCCTTGTGGTGACAAGGATGATGAAAGAAAGAGAGGTCAATAGAATTAGCAGTCAAATGTAATTTTCATTCACCCCAACTAGCAAACTCACCTAACGACTGACCGAACGAGCCCTGCCAACCGTACTTGTCTTCGTGCAGGTCGTTTCCAAACATTAGGTCACCTTTGAAGTCGGGAGAGACAATGTAGTTCCCAATGGATTCATTAAAGAACTTCTCTCCCGTTACAACCATCTTAGAAGCAACATCAATCACGATTACCAATGAGTCCACTTGGTCATCATGTTTGCCGGAAGGAAACTGACTCAGCTCAACTTCCCAATCGTCTAACCAATCAGCCTCTTCAGGAATAAACACTCGTCCGCCTTCAATGATCGGAGTAATCGAGGTACAACGATTGGTCTTATCGTTTGTGCCAGGTTTCCACGGAAGAATCGTCAACGAACTTCCGTGTCTCATATCCTGAATCAGTGACTGACCCGAAGCAGCGTCTTCAACATACCAGCCTCTAAGCCCTCTTCCTCTCCATACGGAGTTGATGTTCACGAGCTTACGTTTAAGGTCGGGATATTCCAGCTTCTCTCGGTAAACCTTCAGGATGTAGATGTCTCCCAACTCTGTAATCCCAGCTACCGTAATCACTGAGAAGTCGTTCCAGCTCTTGGTCTTAAACGCAGTATCCAAACCAATCACAATCGCATGAAATTCCGTCGGACAAGTCTCAGGTGTATATCTTTTAAACCAACTGATCTTGATAATGTTGCCGCCTAAGACGTAAGGATTCTGCTGATACAGAGCTTCAAACTCTCGGTCTCCGATTCGTTCTCGAATTTTCTTGAGTTCCTTCAGCGGAAAACGTTCAGGCCAAAGGGCAACTTCCCTTTCACAGCTTACGTACTTGTTAGACTTGTTCATGTACGAGCTTGTGATGTTTACGTACTTCCCGTTAACGATAATACGTGCAGGAATATACCTCGGGTCATCCTTAGGAAGGTCACTCCGTTTGATTTCAACTCCGGATTCAATCGTCCGAATAGCCGGATAATTCAGATGAAACCATTCCCCACGTTTGAACTCGTCGGACTCCATGATTCGAGCACCGATGTCATCAGGATTCCAACGTGTATGCGTAACAATAAGAATCGGCGGTTTACCGTTTCTATGCGGTTGCATACGAGTAAGTAATGACGCTGTGTAGAAGTCCCAAATCTTGTTTCTCTTGACGGTACTATCGGCCTCTTCCCGTGTCTTATACGGGTCGTCAACGATCAGGATATTTGCACCACGGCCTGTTGTTGTACCACCCATACCCACTGCATAGTAAGCTCCGCCTTCTACCGTCTTCCAAAAGTCCACAGCTCGACTTTCCTGGCTGAGTTTGAACTTAGGAAACGACTTCAAGTTCGCAGGATTCGTTACGATCTCACGTGTCTGTCTGCCGAAGGTAGCAGCCAACTCCGAGTTATACCCAGCTACCATGATCTCTCGTGTCGGGTCTCGCATCATGCAGTAAGCAGGAAAGTTAATCGTCCCATAGAAAGACTTCGCATGACGAGGAGGCATTGTGATCAAGAGCTTACGAATCGGAACTCCGTGACTGTTGATCAACTCATCCTTCTCTAACAAGTCCAACGTCTTAACCAACTCTTCCTGAAAGTCCGCTCGGACAAAATCAGGATAGTTGTAGTCCATAAAATTCGGATAACTAAGAGCCGCTTTCTTGATCTTCAGCAGGTATCTTGCCGCTTCCTGCTGTGTTACCTGAGTTTTTACGTTTTGCATAAACCTCTCTGTCTATTTGTTTGAGTCTTTCCTGATCTTCCTCGCTCACCTCAAAGATGTGCGGATAACGCTGTTTTAATTCCTGAAGGTGAATCCCAGTGATGTCCTCTTCAATGCCCAATCCCTTACCTGTCGTGAACACCAAGGGGTTGACTTCTCTGTCGTAACGTCTCTGTTCTGCGGCTTGTTTCTTTTCAATCTCACGTTGAACAACACTCTTGCTTCGTCTTCCTTTTAACGGATTTACTCTGAACTCCCGAAACGTTTTATTCCGAGACTCCTTGATGTCTTCGGTAATCGCTCGTTCCGCAGACCTTAATCCGCATCCATACCCAATGTCCTGATCTTCAAGCTCCTTCGTCTTACGCCTTGTAGCGGCTCTTTTAGCCACTACTTCAGCCATCTTCTGCTTGATCTCTTCCTCTGAGTACCCCTTGTCTCTCCATCTCTGCTCAAGACTTCTACCGTTCTTCTCTCTGATCTTTGCTATCTGCTCAGGTGTGTGATACGTCTGCGGTCTGTCACGTCTCTTCTCTTCGAGCTTTGCCGCTTCTTCAGGCTTCTGCATCGCCAGTCGAGTTATATATTTCTTCTCCGCATCATCAAGAGCTTGAATGTTTGCCAGTTCTCGTACAACCTCTCGTCTTGTCTCTTCGGTTTCCACTCTGCTTTCGGATGCTTCAATCTCCTTAGCCTCAATTTCAATCGTGTTAAGACGTTCCTGAACCTCTCGTTTCTTACCAAGCGCCAAAGCCTCCAATTCCTCAATCGACAAATCCTCCACTCTCTTCTGCGTGTTGTCTTCTATCGACACACTCTGCATCTTCGGAATTACACGTTCCGTCAGCAACGCATACAAACGAACCTGAGAAGATTTCCAAGCCTTATTCCCAAGGATGACCTGTTCTACTTCCGGCAAATTCCTCCTAACGACTTCAAACATCTCACGTCTTAATGCCGCGATCTCATCAGGTCTTACTGCTCTCTTCGCATACAGCGAAGCAATGTTGGCCGACTTCATTGCATACCTAACGTTGGGAGCAACTTTCTTGTTGACTTCCTTCAACTGACTCTCGGGAACCATCACAGCATCAGGTTTACCTATCCCAAGGCTTGTCTCAAACGCAGGTATTAAGCGATCTTCCGTTTGGACTGCTTCTTCCATTTCTTCTCCTTCTCTGCAAACTGCTGAACCAAAGAATCAACAATACCCTCGACTAAGTAAGCCTCAATCTCGTCCCCCGGATTCTCCTCACAGATGTACTTGAGATAGCCCTGCTTGACGTGTACGGCTTCGTGAATGACCGTCATCATGTAGTCGTGTTTGTATTCCCGACCTAACCCATGCTTTGTGTTTAAGTACACAACGTGTACCAAACCTTCCTTCTCGTTAGGAATGCAACACGTATAGCCGCTTACATCTTCTAAGCAACAGTTATCGATATCTAACGTTCTGTGTGTGTCGTATTTGTGTACGAGGTTCCTGAGTTCGTCTTCTGTGTTTACCAGAATGACTTTGCCGATCTTTAATCCTGTGTCCATAGCGTTCTAAAAATTTGGTGAAAATTTGAGAGGGACTAAGTGACACTGAATGCGACGCCCGAAGGCGAAAGCGGGGGTACGCCCCCTAGTGTCACAACCCCTTTTTTAGGGGATTCAGTCCCGATTTCTTTGATTTTATATATTGTTTTTCAATCTGATATTGGGAAAACTGTTCAATCCACAACCCTCCACCCTCTCTCGTGCGTATGCACCCGTAGTCCTCAAAGAGGACTAGTGAAGATTGGGGTCATGATTAACCAACTCTTGAAGGAGTTACACCATGACGAACAAGTCCTACACATCCATGACCGCTCTCGAACTCATCGCTATCGCCGCTACAACGCCCGAAGCCGTGACAGAAATGCGCAGACGTATGGCCAACACACGCAACCTCGCTCACGCTAACAGCGCAAAGATTCGCTCTTACAACTCGATGGCCAAGTTCTTCGGAGAAGAACCGCTGGTCTTCACTCGCAAGGACGGAACCGAACTCGCACTCGCCAAGTCCAAACCCGCAATGAAGTCTGCGAAGACCGTTGCCAAGAAGGTCACGAAGCAGGTTGCAAAGACTTCCAACACGCTCACGAAGCGTGTGGAAAAGCTCGAAGCTGACATCGCTTCTATCGCCAACACACAGGCACAAATCCTCAGCATCCTCAACAAGCTGAGCAAGTAACACCCACACAAAGCTCCCTTCGGGGAGCTTTTTTTATACCTGTGAGCACAACAACTTTAGGAGAAATTCCATGACACGCACGTACAACTACAACCTCGTCATCGAAGATAACGGCTTTGTATTCGACGACGAAGACAGCCTCATTGCAAACGCAAACTTCACACTTAGAAGCGGCAAGTACTTCGCCGTTGTCACACTGTACACATCCAACATCCAACTCGTCCTCTCGGACACATCCCTCACCAACCTCAAGAAGCTCGTGCTTCGCAAGGTTTTCTTTGCTATGTAAGGAGACACAAATGGCATATCCATCCGTATTGAATTACGAATACTGGAAGTACAGACGTTGGGGAAGTAAACAGGCTTTCGCATTGATTTGGTTTGAAGCTCGTCGCCTCGAACGTCAATGGGAGCTTATCGGTAAACGTTCTTACGTTTCACCTGCACACAAAGCACCGGCTCTTCCCGTTCGTTTCGTAAGGAAACAACCCGCATAAACATCACAACCTTTCCCCTCTAACGAGGGGACAAAGCCATACGCATTCGCATGAGTGCTTATGGCTTTTTTCTTTCCTGTCCATAGGAGGACATCATGACTGCAAAATATGTAAAAACCGATCGTGGCTACGACGTTGTTTCCCCTCTCGGTAATTTCACGATCCACGTTCTTCAGCCCAGCAAGAACTACTTCTTCATTCTCTCCTGCACCTGCAAGGTTCCATCCACTGAGAAGACGATTCGTCTTCACCCTGCTTTTCGTTGTGCATGGCATTCCCTCTGAGCCATGAAGGAAGCAATGGAAGAGTTGGTCACTGACTGCATTCATTCCGAAAACGTCCGTAAGGACGCTCTCCAAAAGTATGGGCCGAAAGGTCTTCGTTCTTTCTACGAAATCAACAAGCTGTTTAAGGAGTTTTGATATGTCAGATCGTGAATACGACGAACTTATAAATCGTCTCGAAGCAAAAATTTATCCCGTCATCTTCGCACTCTTCGGAGGGTGGTGTGTTGTTGAAGTAATCAAGGAGTTTGTATGAACAAAGCAGACAAGCAAGAACTTATCCGTAGGCTCCAGCTTCGCTGTCCTGTTGGTTCAAAGGTTACCGTCGAGATAACTAGCGTCGCTAGGAGCGGAATGTCTCGCACTGTACGAGTGATCAACTCGGAAGGCAATGACATCACGGTCATGGTAGCACTGTTATTCCAAACAAAGTACCTAGGAAACCTAGGCTTTCGTGTCAGAGGAGTAGGAACTGATATGCGTTTCTACACCGTCTATCGGATGTCACTCGCCTTGTACGGCGATGGTTACAAACTTAATTTGAGATAACGCCCTTCACACGAAGGGCTTTTTTATTGGAGCAATCATGCAAAAGACTAAGACAATCACTGGTGTTCTTCTTTCTGTTAATCCTCACAACGCTAAAGCTGAAGCAAAGATCGTCACGTATCGAGACTGTCTCGAAGAGATGTATCAGCTCATTGGCTGCGAATGTTTTGACTGCACAACCCTGAAGCTGGGCGATCAGTTGATTGATGCATACGTTGATGACGAAGGTCTTATGAAAGAGCCTCCGATTGCACTCACCTACATTGGTGGTCGTGAGTTGGCAGGAAACATTTTGCTCATTGGTCACGACGACGAAGGCAACAGCGTTTCTCTTACTAAAGAGCAGATTGACATCATCAGTTCTGTTGTAAGCAACGGTGTTCAAGTTTTTATTATGGGTTAAATCATGTCCGAAAGTTTAATCCTCGCATTTGAAAGACCTTCTCAAGGCAATCCAGTTCCCTACATCTATGTGCATTGGTCAAACGGTTATTCAGAACTCCAAGAATGGATGCAGTTAGCCAAGACTTTCTTTGGTTGTTTGCCGTTAGACAGTGACATTTCCTACGCATTCGCAAGGTTGGTTGGTCTGATCTGTGTCATGAGAGGAATCGACAAAACAACTGGTGTGGGTGTCGGCATTACCGACGATCCTGACATCGGAGATTACTACGACATGGGTCTATGGGTTATCCGTGATGGTTGGAAGCTCACCCACTACGGCGCAATGGAAGACGGATTCATGGAGAGTTAATTATGAGAACCGAACTGTTATTACCCGTCATTTGGAACGAAGCAAACCTTAACGACAAGTACAAACTCATTGCTGAGACTGACGAATGCGCAGACGTTTGCGGATTTGAAAACGATCCTGAGTTTGGAGTTGATGTTTTCCTTGGCATCTTCGGAGAGCAGGAAAAGATTGCTGGTCGGTTTCCATCCTGTAAGTTGTGGTTCTTCCGCAGACCTTACGGCAAGGGAACAATCGTTGACTTCGACATCGACTGGGATGTTGGTTATTACTCCGAGTACGAAGACGAATACAACCACGAAGTAAACCTCACCGAACTCGGCGGAGATGACTTCGCTAACAAGCTAGGAATCCTTGAGACAACCTTAGCCAAAGACTTAGCTAGGAAGTTGGCAAAGAAACTTGACAGTTACTTCGATGACGTGATCAAGGAGAACAGTCTATGTATATAGCAACTTACGTGGATACCAACTTCCCTGCACTGTTGGTGCAATGTGACAACCTGCGCTACATCGAGGCCGTCTTAGCTTCCGCTCCTGCTGAGTTGAGTTGCGTAAACCTCGCAAGGATATGTGCTTACCTCTGCAAGAAAATCAAGACAGGAATTTATATCACTGTCTTGGATGGAGTCCTTCCGCCTGATGATCTGTACATGATCAAGGTTGACTACGCCAACCAACTGTATCTCAAACGAATTTGAACCCTTCTAGTTTTATCCCAACCAAGGACAGGACACAAAGTTCCTGTCCTTTTTCTTTAAAGGTACTTATATGTTTACACGTAAACACTTCACATACACAGCTCTTCGTATCTCCGCTATCACCGACATCATCAAAGCACTCCCGGCCAAGAACCCCGGCAAACAAACTGTTGACAGTTCCATCCTGCTGCTCGAAGAACTCTACGCTCGTATCTCCAAGCGCGTTGCTCAGAAAGCAAAGCTCTACCCCGAACTGTGCCAAGACTTCATTGTCGTTGCCGACTTTGTTGGTAACCACATCAAGAAGGCATCTCCAGAAGCCGTTACGTTAACAAAAGAAATGGTTGAAACGGAGGACTATAAGGTTTGCAGTAAAGCTGTAGCAGATTTCCTCACAAATCACTACGCAAAAGAGAAGGCCGAAGCAGAGAAGAAACAGCAGGAACAAGAGCAGAAAGTCCAAGAACTTCAAGCCGAGGCACCTAAACCTGAACCTGTTGAACCTGAGAAACAGGAACCTGAAGTTGTTACGACACAGGAGAAAGAACCGCAGGAATCTGCAACACCTTCTAGTACGGAAGAAACCCCTGTTGTTTCCAACACTACAGAAAGTAATAGTAATATTACGGAAATAATGGAAACAATCTACAAAACAATGACCGACAACGGAATCACAACGGCGACGCTGGTTTCGTTCTTAGTCAGCAAGTCCGCAAATTAAACAAGGAATCAACATGACATACGACACCTATATCAATACCATTGAAAGATTCGACGCAAGAACAATTTCAGCCGATGAAAAGTACGCTCTCACCCATCTTATAACATGGAGTGACATTGAAACCATCACCCTTCCTGGTGAAATGGGAGTTGCGATTGATGAAGCCATTGCTAATTTGATACCTGATGGTGCTCCGCTCTCCGTGTATTCAGATCGTTGCAGAGAGGTCGTTAAAAAATTAGACCCATACACCACTGCAATCATTAACGCATACATAAAGAAATTATGTAATGACTTTCCTGATAAGTGTCATCTTCATTTACAGGGAGAGCCGTCCTTGCAATTACTCATTACCTTGCTCGGTTTTCAAAGTCTTCTCGCTTGTGCAATTGGAGTCCTGACTGAGAATCCGATGCTGATTATCTATGCGATAGACGCATACTTTTTCAATCTTGGTACGGGTAAGGACGGCACTGGTGTGATGGGTATATCTCTAGCTTCCGTAAGAGATTATGTAAACAAGCATCAACATGGAGATACTTATTTCTACGATGACGCTAAACCTCTTCCGCCCTTCCCTTTCTACAAAGACGGCGACAACAACTACTGCTACGACAGCAACGAGTACACCAACCTTTTATTCTCGGTTGATAACCACGACCCCATTGATACCAACAGTTTATTTCCTGCGTTAATCAATGGCCTATCCAAGTTATCCACTCGAGTTGGCATTCGTGAATTAGAACCTGCAACTAAAGGAACAACCATGTTTACTCTTACCGACAATCAAAAGAACATTATTGACGCAGTGTTAAAACCCACTGGTGCTCCTTCTGCATCCGAGCTTATTGCATTAGCCAATGAATGTGCAGGTAAAAAGGAAGAAGTTAAAACCTTAGAGCAGAAAGTATCAGAACTTACTACTCAGATCGCAACGCTGTCTGCTAATCAATCAGTTGCCAACTTGGAAATTCATTCAACAGACGCAACAATCCCGAGCGGAACAACAAAACTTTACGACGTTGCCAATCTATTCCCCGAGCTTAAGAAGAAAAAGATTTCCTTCACAGTGCAGGGTTATGAATGGAACGGCAAACATCCTCACGTACCTGAGATCAATCCTAACTATGTCTTCAACGTTGAAACTCTATTGCCCCTGCTGTTAGGCATAGCTAACGGTGAAAACATTTGGTTGTCCGGACACACTGGCACAGGTAAGACCACGTTGATTGAACAGGTATGTGCAAAGCTGAACTATCCTTTGATCAGAGTTGCATTCGATCATGCGATTGATCGGTACGAACTCATGGGAACAACGACTTTGATCTCCGATGGTAAAGGAGGTACTAAGTCTCAGTTTAATCCGGGCATTTTGGAACAATCCTTACCTAACGGTTACGTTCTCCTGTGTGACGAGCTTGATTGTGCAAGGCCCGATTCTCTTTACGTTATGCAGGATGTGCTTGAACATAAGACTAAGTTCGTTCTTGAATCCAATGATGATACTGGCACTAAGGCTAGAGAGATTCACTTCCATCCGATGTCTCGAATCATTGCAACAGGAAACACCAAAGGCAACGGTGATCAGTTCAATCTATATCCTGCTTGTCGAACTCTTTCAGCAGCTACCTTGGATAGATTCACAACGTGGATTGAGGTTGATTATCTAAGCAAGGTAAGTGAAAAGAAACTGCTAAAAGATTCAGGCTCGGTAGGAAACTTAAACGATAAGCAGATTGATTCCATCACTGAGTTTGCTCGTTGTATGAGAGACAGATTTATTAACGGAACAATCCCCGTTTCATTCTCTCCAAGAAGAGAGCTTCAATTTGCTAAGAAGACAAGCTTCTTGATGGCCGTTGCTAAGTACGACTTCGCAAAGGCAACCCGTGTCGCATTACAAGCAGTTGTTATTGCTTCAGCAGACAAGGACGCAGTTGATTCAATTCTCTCCCTTGCTCAGGTTGCCTTTGGCATTGACAACACTAAGGCTTACAAGAATGTTTTCTAAGGATTGACCATGAACAACAGTAGATTTATTCAAGCAACGTGTGACACATCAAAAGCCGTTGGAAGAAACAACGGTATTAAAGTTCGTTTCTCAGGAGATGGTGCTTACACAGATGGCTCAACGATTACGCTGCCTTCTCTTCCTCCGTTTGGAAATATCTCTGACAAACAAATGAAAATCTTTCAGGGTTACAGAGACCATGAAACAATGCACATCTTACTTTCTCACATGAAGGACTATTCAAAAAGCAAGATTAAGAGTTGGGTAGATAACAATGAGATAGACAAGAAACTCACCTTCAATTGCCTGGAAGACATACGTATAGAACGTTGCGCTAACGAAGCATACTTCGGCATGGCTTCTAACATTCACGCTGTGAATCAAAGTCTAGGCGAAGACATTCTTGAAACCATTAAGAAGGAGCAGGAGAAATGGAAAAAGAAAGGCAAGGATGTAACCGCTGAGACATTGTATGAGCCGTTGTACTACGCACACATGGTGACGATGGCTCGTGCACGTATGACTGCCAGATTTGAATATGACCCGCTGTTTGATATTTACGATACTGCTTCCGATAAATGGAAACAGTTTGCAGATAGATGGGCACAGAAAATCAACTCAGTTCCTACAGGATGGACACCTCACGGTGTTGATCAGCAGGTTTCTTTAGACGGCGTTAAGAAAGTGTTCTCACTGGTTCCTGCTTTCATTGCTGAAGTTGATAAGCTGAACCAACAACAAGAACAGAAGGAGCAACAGCAACAACAGACACAAGGAAACAACAAAAAGAAAAACGGCAAAGCGATGTTGATTGATCAACAGCTTTCTGCTTCTCAGAATCCCAATCAACAGGGCCAAAGCGAAGAAGGAAAAGAAACAAAGGACTCGAACAAACTAAAGGCTGAGGATAAATCTAAGGCTGACGCTGAAGAAAATGCTGATCAAGGTCAAGCTCAAGAGGGCAAAGCTGATCAGCAAAAGAAAGAGAACACATCCTCCAGCCAAGGCAAAGGAATGGGAAATGAGGAGACGCAAATTTATCGTTTCGATAAGGAGGCAGCACAGAAAGCATTGGTCAATGATATTAGTGCCGAGCTTGGCAGCGAGGAAGACCTTCCTTATTCGTCGAAGTTTACAGAGAAAGTAAATAGCTATGAAATTTACTACGATTTTCGTGGCGATTTAAATTCCGATAACGCTGACAAATTATTCGACGCTGTGAGGGATGATGTAATCAAGGCTAAGCGTGGATTAGAGATAGCTTTACAGGCTCGTAACGATGTTGACATGAAGAGCGGAGCCTTAAGAGGAAAGCTCGATTCAAAACGCCTCGTTGAAGCTGTGACTGGCAGCCCTTATGTATACAGGAATCGCAAAGACGGAAGAGAGATGGACACAACCGTCACATTCTTAATGGATACAAGCGGTTCGATGGGAAGGGAAAGGATGTTTGAATCAACTAAAACAGCCTACGTGTTATGCAAGGCTTGTGAATCTGTGGGATGTCGAACTGAAATCTTTGCCTTTCCCGGACATGGAAGAGATGTTCTTTTTGAATCGAAGGCAACAGGTGCAAAGATATTTCGCAATCTCACCGCAATAAAAACACTAAGCGAAAGGATTGACCAACCAGTTACCAAAGAAAGATTGGAGTTTAACTCACACTGTGGCTTCGGCTACACACCAATTGCTGAAGCTGTAACTATCTTATTGCTTCGCCAAGCAAGTATGCTGACCAAGAAAAAGATTCTTATCGTCCTTACTGACGGTGATCTTGACTCTGATGTAAAGGAATACTTATCCATTAACTGTAAGAAATTTGCAGATAAAAATAGGATTCATCTTTTCGGAATAGGTCTTGGAGTTACATTAGATACATCGTTCGCAGATAACATTAAAGTTGAGTGTGGAGACATAAGCCGCAAAGTCTTAACCCGTATGGCACAGATCATCGCAGAGGAGAAATAACATGGGCATCATCCCTATCGAAGAAGCAATGAAACTCAGCCCCACTGCTCGTGAGATTTGTTTGAGGCTAAGGAAAATGTCGCTCGATAAGATTTGGTATGCGTGTCTTGAACAAACTCACGACAGAGAAAAAGCAGTTGAACTCTATACCCAATACGTTCGTATGCAGGAGGACGAATGGAGAAAAGATCAAATCAAATTTGAAAATCAATCTGCTCGTTACAAGAGTTTCAAACGATGGAGAAAAAAGAAACCGTACTATAGATGTTAACGTTAAGTAATAAAAGAAAAACTTTTCAGGTAATCATATCTGAACATTACTGAGGATTGGAAATGTATGTATAATTGTTTCCAATCCTTTCCTTATAGGAGATACGTGATGGAAAAATTAGAAAGAAACATTCAGTCCCTTAGAGACGAACGAGATTTTTACAAACGAGCTTACGAAGAGTTGCTTCAGAGGCTATCCACGGGTGAGTTTAATCTGAAAACACAGGCCGTTCACAACGCTCTTCCTGTTACAGACAAAACTGAAACGAACGTAATAGTCGAACTCAAAGCTCTGACTGTTAAACGTCTCCTTATTTTAACCGCCTTCTTTTTATACGGCGCAAAGATAGACGAACTCAGCAAGGTGTTCGATGTTAGTGAGAACTCGATAAGAGTGAACTTATTCAGAGCAAGGGAAGCACTTGGGATGAACAACGGAGCTCAGCGTGTTCTCGAAGTTACTGAAGGATTAAAGCAATATGACAACGAGGAGTTTCAGCAGAAAACAGGGGTTCCAAAAGATTGGAGGGAACACAGAGACGAATACAGGGATCGAATTAAACAAATTCCTGACAGACTTCGTTGATGTATTTTCCACCGACGAATTGTATGAAATCCTTAATGCTTACATGGAGGGAGATTGGAAAGACATAGACCACAGTCTGTGGAAAAAAATGTACCGCACATTTTTGTGCTTGGATGAATGGGAAGTTCTTGATTTTATTGACGAGAACTTCCCTATTTTTATGGCTCGTTTCACTCTTCGTTCTTACAAGGAAAGGAACACAAAATGAGAGTAAATGATCTGATAGATAAGTACATAGCGTACAAACTTCTAGAAGCCCCGCAACTTGGGGCTTCTCTTTTAGAGAAGCTGAGAGCCATTCGTCATGTGTTCGGTGAGCTGGACGCTGAAACGGACGGCGTGGAGTTGGCAGCGATTGCCTCCCATCATTGGGAAGGCAAAGCTCCTGCAACACGGCAAAGGATTCTCGTACAGGTAAGAGCAATAAGAAACTTCGGCTATCGTTCGGCCTTGATCAGTCGTCCTACTCCGATACCGCTTCCTTACGTAAACAACACTCGTTATGTAGACATATCACCTGAACAACTTCATATGATTCTCGAAGTTGCAAAGAGAGTTTATCCTTGGGCATACCCTTCCCTTCTCCTTCTTGCACATACAGGTGCACGTTTGGGTGAAGCAATGAGGTTTACCTATCAGGACATCAGGTCTGACGGCAAAGCCATTGTGATTCACAAACCTGTGGGCAGAAGGACAAAGACAATCGAACGAGTTGTTCCGCTCACAAAAGAACTTAGATGTTTGTTCCAGTGCGGAGCTGTTCCCTTTTTATATCCGGACGGAAAGAGAATCCCCAATCACAACGAAGCATCACGTGTCTTAGGCAAAGCATTGAAAGTCTGCTGTGAAATTCTCGGCTATCAAGAGCTGAGACTTCACGATCTAAGACACGCATACGCCGCCTTAATCGCTTCATACGGAGGAGATTTGGCGGACATAGCTTCTGCATTGGGACATTCCAATCTGCAAATGACGATGCGATACAGAGGCTTAGTGAGGAACAAGCTGGAATCAATCGTTGAACAAATCTAGGGAACAATCATGGACAACTTCACAGAAGAATTTAATCCACATCACCAGTACGAAAACTTTGAAACCTATGTCAAACTCAACATGGATTATTTAGCAGCCTCTGAAGGATATAAGTTTTACAAGATTGACAGCGAACTTTCCAATCTCCTTCTAAATAAATCTCTAATCGACGACGAAAAGTATAGGGAATATGCTGACTTACTTAAAAAGTATGACGCTGACTTCACATACGACTGTGAAGATTCAATCGAAGACTATGACGACATCACTGGTAAGTTTGGCAAGGTTTGTCGTGTTGCTTTCTATCCTAAGAGAGAGATCACTTTATCTTATAAGGATGTATCTTTCTTAAGGGACGTTTTTGATGACGCATACGAGCACCTGTGTAACCTAAAACTTTCTTATAAAGGACGTAAAGACTTAGAAGAGCGAATAAATAAAAAACTAGAGAGGTGTGATGGATACATGGACTTGTTTGACAATTTCATTTGGGAGTCGAGAGATGAGAAGAACTAAACTTTTAAAGTATGTCCGTGAAAAACAAACACCTTCCCTTTGCTTGATAGACGACGAATACTACGACAGGAAAAGTCCTGCGGAGGTGTACGGTATAACGTTCACGACAAATAAGGACGGCATAAGATGCTATGACCTTGCCAACAACTACAAGCTAATCTCTTATGCTCAGGATGATTCCGACTTAGATACGTTCCGAACGGGTATCGAAAACGTGACTGATCGCATTGATGCTATATGCTTCTATGAGTTTTACAAAACTAAGAAACAAGCTCGACAGCGTTTGGAAGAACGTAAGAATGACCTTGACAGGGATGTATATAGGAGACTTAAGTCTGATCTTAGGACGCCTATCTGATCTGATATGTCGTTAGCGTCACCATACCCGCAAGGATATGGTGACGTTTTGCGTTAATTGCGACACATCGTGTACGTGAAGTACAGATTTATCCAGTCTTCAAGACGCATGACAACTAAGCTGTCCTGAATCTTTACGCCGTTCTTACGGTTGATGACGACAGGCATGATGTCCTCTTCGTTAGACTTCTTGATTGCTTCCTCAGCCTGTTCCATCGCCTTGTAAGGCTGGAATCTTTCTGTACGTTTAGCTTCCACGTGTATGAACGGAGTGTTTACCAAGTCTGCTCCGCCTGTAGCAACCCCTCCTCCACTTAGCAACGCTCTCTTAACAGGCGGGTCAAGCAAAAGACAGGCGTTGAAGTAAGCTGCCAACTCTCTTTCATACATAGAGCCTTTTTGTTTTGCAGATCGTGGTGTCATACTAATCCTAAGAAAGAGCTAGATAATCCGGACGCAGTTTCAACGTTTGAATACTTGCACTTCATGCAAAGCCACTGACCTTTAGGACGGAGGATAGGTTTGCGACATTTCAGACACGGCCTATCCCACATCTCTTCAGGAGGCAGAACCATATCCTGCATATCAAATCGTTTAAAGATTCTCAAGATTGTCTTGCGAGACAGATCGTATTCAATCTCTAACTGAGACCAAGCAACACCTGATGCACGTTTGTACTGGAGTTCCTTAGCCAACTCCTCTGTTGCCTGAGCAACCTTACGATCATATTCGCTCATAACAACACCGACAAAATAAGGAATATTCCGCCCATCAGAGAGAGCCAATAAGCCAGTCCATAAATGACTAGAGTAAGTGTGGTGTTTGTGTCGATGTTGATCGTGTTGTTTTCGTTGTCCACTTGTACTCCTTTAAGGATTACGCATACAAGCGGGAGCATAGGAAAACAAACCACGCAGAGGATGGTGTCCTTTATGATGGCTAACGCATCCTTCATCAATGCACCTCCTCGTCTTTGATGTACTCAAAGTCGTCATCAAGGTGCAACCAAAAGGTAATGGCATGAGTAAAACGATTCATGGTGGGATGACAAATCACTTCCACCCATTTCATCTCATAGTCGTAAAGCTGTTTCATAATCTCAGGCAAGGTCTCGTTACGTACTCCTGCGTTGTAGTAATCCTCCAAGTCACGCAATGCCAACAGCACTGCGTCATCTCTTCCCGCTTCTGTTGAGAACACAGTCATCAACATATCTTCTGTTTCAGGTCTGAGTTTCCAAGAGATTCTTTTCTGTTGTTCGTCCATTACTTTCTCCTTTAGTTTGACGTTTCAGTTTTTTCTACCCAACGTTGGATGACGTTGCGTGGAATCTTGAGGCGCATAGCAATATCAAGCGGTGACTTACCTGCTCGGTACAATGCTTCTGCTCGTTGACGGGGAGACAGAGACGAGACATAGATCGTCTTCCCCGTTCCGATGTCGGTACACAATCCGACATACGATGTCTCGTGGTTTTCAGTAACTTGTCTTACCTTGCCGAATGCGATTTGGAATACTGCTGTGAGTTCCGCACCAAGCGGACATTTAGACGCTAAGTAATTCCATGCGGTATTAACTGCACCTTTGTCGTTGGTCACAACTTTGGTAATTGCATCCGGCAATCCGGCTTCACGTTGAGCTTGATCGTCGTCCTTAATTACCTTTGTTACGATGATCTGTGTGTCTAAGTCTTTAAGCTGTGCGGTTGAACCTGCTTCACGACCGAAACCGTTGGCACTAGGTTTGTTTCTATGGTGTACGAACACGACTGCACGTCCTGTGTTACGTATCGCCATGCAAAGTTGATTGACTTTGACCCAAGCTGCTGGTGAGTTCTCTTCCATTCCTTGCCAAGCCGAACGCACCGTGTCGATGACAACGATCTGAGGATTGGTTTGTTCCAGTAACTTCTGAAGGTTGGTAATTCCTTGTCCGCTGTTGAGGTCAAGATCAATATCAGATACGGAAGCCGCCCAAATACTCATACTCTCAGGCATATCTCCCAAGCCTGTAGAGAGTTGATCAATGCGGTCAACAATCGTGGTAGCAGAGAGTTCGTAGTCCAAGTACAAAACGTTGACAGCTTTGTCCACTGAACCTGCTCCGAATGATTTGCCAAGAGAAGCCGCCCATAACAACGACATCAGCCACAGTGTTTTACCGTGACCGTTGAAACCAACAACCTGCGTGATGGACTGAGGTGATATGAACGGGTCAATCAGGAAGTTCCTGTCACCGTTCAACTGGTGCAACTCAGCTAAGTTCTTAGGAGTGATCAGGCTGATAGCTTTAGCCCTTGCTTGTCGTACAGGGTTGGCGTTGTTGTATTTATCCTTCGCTTCGTAACGTTCAGGATGACGACGTTTATCACGGTCAACAACACTGTGAATAGTTGCCATGTATTCACTCTCAGGAAGGAGAGAGTCAAAGAACTCAGCCATGAACTGTTGAGCTGCTACCTTGATCTGCTCAACATCCATACCCAGCGTCAAACAGTAACCAACGTAACGAGTGACCCAAATGTTTCGACCTTCTCCTTCTCGGAGTTTTCTTCCGAGCTTTTTTGTTTTGGCCTTTATCTCGTCCCAAACGGTGTCGCTAGTTCTACAACCTTCGAGGCTTAGTTGTTCAAACGAGAAGTCCTCGTTAGACATAATCTGTCGTTGCTGAGGTTCCTCCCCGACAATGGGCATTCCTTTGTACGTAGGTAACCAAAGAAATGCATCATGAATATCTTCAGAAGTTTCAAACCTGTACTGATGAACGAAGCGATTCTCTTCTGTGCTCCACTTCAAAGACGGAGGAGCGACAACGTAACCGCCGTCGCCTCTGAGATCAAGGCCGTTTAAGTTGGGCCAGTCTGTGCTGACACTTCCAACCTTGTTCGGCACAGGGAAGCCAGGATGTCTGAAGTAGAAGTGGTTTCCACGTGTAGTCTTTACCGTAACATTACTAAAAATTTCTCCGTCGTTTACTGCGTACTCCAAAGCCTCCTGATTGTCACAGTCAACAACGACTAAATTACTAATCGCACCCGTGACAATTCCGAGTCCGAAGACTTTAGTTGTGCCTCCTTCACAGGGCACTCCGTCATTAAACCAACTGTCAACTTCCTCCTCTGTCGGTTGCCTTGACTGAAATTCTTTCCATGAAATAGCAGGTTTCTTTTCGGTCAGGCTGATAGGAATGATGGATAAGCCAAGTTCTAAATAAAGATCAGCAGACTCCCGAACCTCTTTCATGTATTCAGAGAACTCGTCGTCTTTTATTTCGTCTGACATTTAACTTCCTTGAGAAAATATTTACTTGTATTACTCAAAATTTTCAGTTATATTACCATTGTTTTCATTCAAATAGGAAAGGAATTGAAACATGGCAGACCTCAAAGCGCTTGTAGATGATTTCGTTCGCAAGTCATATCAAGCAAAGAATTTCGCAAAGGAAGCGAAACAAGCCAAGGAGACGTTACTTAATACCATTGTTGAGACCGGAATGGTTTCTGATGTGGAGTTAGAAATCAACGGCTCTGACCACACTGTAAAAGTGAAAGAAAAGAAAACAAGGAAATGGGATAGTAAAGAACTGGAAGCTCTTTACGGTCAGACACTTCCCGAGTTTGTCAGTCGGAAACTCTCAATCGCTGACTCTATCTATGAGTCTTTATCTGAAGAAGAAAGAGATGTGCTCAATAACTGTTTCACGCCTGAAGCAGCAGTCGTTGTTCGCATTATTAAATAAGGAGAAGTAACTAATGGCATTTAAGCCGTTCAATACAGCAGACGAAACCACGTCTTATTTAAAGACATTGGTTTACGCAAACGCTGGTTGGGGTAAAACAACCCAAGCCAAGTATTACCAAGAGAAGTACGGAAAGGGATTCGTCCTTTCAGGTGAAAGCGGATTGTCTTCAATCCGTGGAGCTGGAATCGACTACCTTCCGTTCTCCTCTTTCGATGGAGCTCATGATCCTGATAAAGGTGTGTTCTCTTTTAAAGGCATTGTGAAGATGATGCTCACGAAAGAGTTCAAAGATCAGGGATACAAATGGATTATGGTGGATTCAATCACCGAGCTCTCTGATATGGTGATGGAATACGCAACTGCTCAGGCCGAAGCTACAGCCGTTAAGACTGGCAAGAAGGTCAACGGGTTTGAGAAGTTCGCCACTTACAACCAATTGTTCCTTGCCTCATGCAAGTTCATTCGTGACCTTCCCTATCACGTCGTTCTCTCTGCCTTGTCTGTTGAATCCGACAACGAAGATGGAGCTCGTGAAGTTTATCCGAACGTTCAGGGCGCAAAGATGCGCAGTCAGCTCATGGGCATCTTCGATAACGTCCTTGCAGGTGTAAAGGTTTCCGTTAAAGGAGAAGACGGAAAAGTCTCTATCAAACGTTACGTCATCACGGACGACATCCGTGGGTACCACGCAAAAGTACGTGACGAGAAAAGACGTGTCCTTCCGATTGAAGACACTGCGTCCATTGTTGATGTTCTTTCAAAGATCGAGAACTAATCATGTCCGATGCAAACATTCAAACCCTAATGCAAAAGGAGATGGAATCTAATTCCCTTCCTTCAGGTTCAACGCTTGTATTCAACTGTGTGAAAGGGCCGACAGCTTTGTCTGTTATGTCTGAGCACGTTGTCCACCGTGCTGAAAAGATCACCGTCCTTCTCAACCGTATGAAAGACAGTTTAGCTAAAGGCACTTCCGACTTAGATAACTACTTCAAGTTGCAGGAAGAGTTCTTTGACAACGTTGGATTAGCTCAAGCCGATCTCGATCTGATCAGCAGCCTTGTCCGTTTCAAAACAGAACACTGGAAACAGTCCCAGAAAAACTAAGGAGTTAATTTAAATGTTTGATTTTTCTAATCTCGACCTCAGCAACGCTCACATCCAAGAGCCTCTGAAGCCTGGGCGTTACGTCGCAACGATTACTAAAGCTGAGGTTAAAGATAACAAACTTGGTACAGGCAAAAACCTGATCATCGTTTTCAAAGCACCTGAAGGTACAACCTCCACGACAATCGTTGTGGCAAACGCCAACAAACAGGCTGTCGAGATTGGTCTCGACAAACTCTACACCCTGCTTGTATACGCAGGTCACCCGACACCGAAGCATCCTGGCTCTGTCAATTCCCTGATCGGTTTGACTGTGGGTATCACTGTCATTCAGGACGGTGAATACACACGTGTTGCAAACGTGTTCCGTCCTCCTAAGGAAGAAGCTGTAACGGAACCCGTTGATGAATCAGATGCAATCCCGTTCTAAGGAATAAGTATGTGTTCAATCCCTACTCACTCCCAACTGCTTGAGGATGCGGGATTCCGAATCATCAGGGCAGTGGCTATACCTTCGGGTGACCCGAGCTTGTACGTCTTCCGTTTCTCGGTTGAGGCTAGAGGCGGTATCAAAGCCAGTGTTCAGATCACTGTCCAAGATGACGAGGTGAAATCTATAGAGGGTTTGCCTCCTATGTACACGTTCACGGACGGGAAGATTGTGTTGACAGACACCGTTCCCGCTCCTGTAAAGAAGAAAGCAATAGCACTCCAGCGAATCTCTTCTCAGGTTTCTGCATCTGCCTTAGATCAAAAGTTTAAGGAAGCTGCTGAAGTCGTAAAGAAGGCATTCGACTTAGGGACTGCAAAACTGTACATGGGTAAGGAGAAACCTCGTCGTTATATCGGAGCGTCGCACATCGGCAATGACTGTATCGCATACAACTCTTTGTGTGCGAGAGGTTTTCCGAACGATATAGAGACACCTCGTCAGACCCGCATCTTTCAGAACGGACATGCGCTTGAAGACTTCGTTGTGGCTCAACTAAAAGCTGGTGGTCTGAACATCTCCGAAGTAGCCGAAGACGGAAAGCAGCATGAGTACACAACCTTAGGCGGTCATGTTGTATGTCACTTGGATGGGATTATCACGGGAGAGAAAGGCTTTAAAGCTGTTCTCGAAGTGAAGTCCATGAACAAGAAACGCTTTGAGAACTTTGTACTGCAAGGCGTAGCACTAAGCGACCCGCATTACTACGCTCAGGTTCAGTTGTGTATGTACCTAAGCGGTATGCAGTACGCAGTGTTTGTCTGTTACTGCAAGGATAACTCTGACTTTAGTGCAGAGATTGTTCCGTACAACAAAGACGTGGCAATGGGGTTGATGCAACGAGCAAAGGAAGCACTGGAAGCTCGAACGTTAAAGCCTAAGAAAGATTTCTACTGTCAGTTCTGCTTTAAACGCAGTGCGTGTCAGGAAGGTAAGACCAATTCAATTAACACTTGCGCCCAATGTTTACACGCATCAGCCATTACGACTGGTGAAGGTAAGCGTTGGTTGTGTGACGTACACAGCACGGAGAAACAAGGCGACTCCTTAGCGTGTCCAAACTTTATCGCCTTTAACAATGGATTTATTTAAGGAACCATTATGAATCAGACAGAAAGAAAAGAACACATCAATGAACTCGCCGATAAAACAGTTGCTGAGTTGAATGAAAAACAGAAGCAGATGCTTGATCAGTTCCGCAAGGTTTCCGATACCGTTGCCAACAGTAAGAAGGATGCTAAAGACCGCAGTATCCAAGAAGTAGTAACGACTATCTTTGAAGTCGTGAAACTGTATAAGGCTATTGAGTCTTACAACACAATCCTTGAAGTGTTTAAGGAAGGCGTTGGTGATATGCCCTACATCAAAGTTCTTGCTGAAGCATTGGGTGTTGAGAGCAAAGACATCATTAACATTTTTGCAAACGATGCAGAACCCGAGGTTTGGAATAAGCTCGTTCAGCGTCTTGATGTTTTCCTTTTCGCTAACAAAGGCAAGGCGTTTGAAAAAGAAGAAGACGCAGGTGGTGAAACAGAGGAAGATGACGAAGGCATTGAAGACAGCTTTGATGTTTCTATTACCTTCGGTAAGAACAAGGAAGGCAAAAACTTCCTTGATCAACTAATCGAAGACGAGACAGAAGACAAGGCTTTCATTCTGAAGCGTGATAAAGAATCAGGATACATTGACGCCTTCGTTGGTCTGAAGTGTGTTGACGAGAAAGGAACCGTCGGATACAAATGCACTCACTGGAAACCTGCTAAGTACGGTGACCTTTGCATCACCGGAGGTGTTGCCGAAGAGGAGGATGATGAAAAGGATGATCAGGAATAAGGAAGAACTCCTAAGATGCGTGTCGGATTTTATCGACCGACTGACACCGAGGGGTTCTGCCAAGATGATCTCCTCGACGGAGGTCAGAAGAATGATGGGTTGCTCCGCTCCTACGCTTCGCAGGATTTTAAAAGAAGACCCCACCTTCCCTAGACCGTTGGTTTGGGGAAAGCGGATGAAAAGGTTTTCACTTACGGATGTTGAGGAATGGATTAAAACCCACCGCATGAAGTAGGTAAGAAAAAGCCTCGTTTTACACGAGGCTTTTTTGTGGGTAGAATTTGGGTAGATTTTTTGTTTAACCCGTGTATCACCCATATTGTAAGTTGTTGATTTTATTCAACAACAAGAATCCTTGGTGGATGCTGAGAGTCTCGAACTCCCGACTATTCATCGGAGCTCTCAAG